GACAACTGTGCTTAGAGGTGACTTCAAAGACATAGAAGGCACGAAAAAAGAATTCATGGACAATGTAAAATTGCAACAGGAATTCGCGAAAGATTAAGATGGATCCAAAATCCAAACCACGCAAGGGTCAAACGCAAGAAGAGAATGAAACTGAGTTCGAACAAGTATTAGAACTGAAAGGATTCGACATCGACAGTCCAGAGGACAATGGTGTTACCATAACTCATGGTTATCAAGGAACACCTTTGACAACCTCATATCAAGGCACTTCGACACATCATGCACCAACATTCATGGATTTGGATGAGTCAGTTGTGGTTACTTTCCGACAGGGAGAAGTAGAACACACAGCACTCCGCGAAAGATATCCAGCACTACAAAAAGCATATGACCACTATTGCACACTACTCGCTCTGGCCCAAAATGGGCCTGAAGATTTAGATAATTAATATAAGGGGGATATACTATGCAGTTATACCGTATCACTTTAACCACTGACATCTATGCCACAGACTGGGAAGATGTTAAAGACAAATTGGTAATGGCCTATCAAAACGAAGAAGGCGAAGTAAGCACTAACTTACCAGGCATCTTTGAGGCAATTAAAAAAATTGAAATTACCAACGATAATACCAATACCAACGTTGACAAAACCTAAATACAGCATATAATAAAAACATGTCAAATCTAGCACAGCATGATTTTAGTAAAACAATAGAAAAAAAGTTTTACTATTCAGAAATATTTTATAGTATTCAAGGTGAAGGGCACTACACAGGTGTTCCTACTGCCTGGATCAGATTCTTTTTATGCAACTTACAATGCAGTGGGTTTGGACAGATAGATCCAACCAATCCTGAAACATATGATTTACCATTTGAAGACTTTGATGTATCAAGTGTAAAGAGAGTTGAAGACTTGCCTGTATGGGAAAAAGGCTGTGATTCAAGTTACACATGGGCCAAGAAGTTTAAACAACTAATGGGCCAAGAAACTCCAAGTGCAATGGCAAATAAGATTGTTAATTGTATGAGAAACGATAGCAATCCAGACGGAAAGTTTTTACATCCTGTAAGCAAACAACATCAACATCTTTGTTTCACAGGAGGCGAACCGTTAATGGTAACTGGACAACAAGCAGTGGTTGGCATATACAACACACTAAAAGAACAAGACAACTTGCCAGGCTCTATGACGTTTGAAACTAACGGCACACAGATATTGAGACAACCATTCATAGATTGGGTAAATGAAATAGACACAGAAGTTTTCTTTTCTTGTAGTCCTAAACTGTTTACAGTGTCAGGTGAACAAACAGCAAAAGCAATCAAACCAGAAATTGTTGCTGAGTATCACAAACTATCCAAAGCAGGACAACTAAAATTTGTAGTAGGTCCATTACAACGTGAATGGGATGAGATGGAAGAAGCGATAGAAAAGTTTAGATCAGCGGGTGTTGAATGGCCGGTATGGGTTATGCCAACTGGTGCAAGAGAAGAAGAACAGACTGCGACAGCAGGTGACGTGGCACAGAAAGCATTTCAAAGAGGTTATAATGTTGCGGCAAGGGTGCATGTATATCTCTTTGGTAACAAGATAGGAACATAATGCAAAAAATTATAAACGTGTGGTTCGAAGCAGAAGACATTGCTTTGCAATTTTCACAAACACGCATGTACGATATTGGTGCAAGAATTATGAAAACTATAGTATTGTTTTCAGTATGTGTCATCGGACTACTGTATGTGCTGGTAGGCAAGGTCACAGGTTATGCAATGAATAGACTCCGCGACGTTGAAACAAAACCAACACCAATAATACCAAAAACTATCACAGCAGATTCAAATTACACAGAAAACGGATTACCAGAAGAACTTAGTAGAAAAGGCGAAGGTATGTCAGAAAACGACTATGAAAATCTTAGAAAGGTGTTATAATAAAGTATGCTTGAAAAAATGAAGAACATGTTTAAAGGCAAAGACAAAAAAGAATCCGCGCCTGAGAACAAAGAAAAAACAAAAGCAACTAAGAACAAGGAACCTTGGATAAGTGTGTTGACCACACATGTTGATAAAACAAATCCTAAGAATGGTTTCTTTGAATTAGATTGGAATGAGTACTTTGTACAATCATTGAAGTTGAATGGGTACAGAGGTGCGACAGACGAAGAAGTAGTAGATAAATGGTTTCAAGACTTATGTAGAAATGTTGCCAGTGACACTGGTACAGACGATGTCGGTGGATCTGGTTATGTAAACAAAGTTTTGAGAGATGATGGCAAAACGGAGGTTTCGTGACTTATATAATTGTTGATACAGCAAACACTTTTTTTAGAGCAAGACACATAGTAAAAGACAACAATCCAGACACTAAAGTTGGATTGGCTATGCATATCATATTAAATTCTGTTAAGAAAGCATGGACTGATTTTGATGGTGCCCATGTAGTATTTTGTCTGGAAGGACGTTCTTGGCGTAAGGATCACTACACAAAATACAAGGCAAACAGAGCATTGGCCCGTGCGGCACTGACAGAACGAGAGCAAGAAGCAGATCAAATATTTTGGGAATCATATGATACATTCTGTGACTTTGTGAAAGACAAAACAAATTGCACTGTGCTACAACACAAACAACTAGAAGCAGACGATTTAATTGCTGGTTGGATACAACAACATCCACAGGATCAGCATGTGATCATATCTTCCGATTCAGATTTCGCACAGTTGATCTCTCCAAACGTAAGACAGTATAATGGCATATCAAACACACTTACAACCACAGAAGGATACTTTACTGACAAAGGTACTGCTATTGTGGATAAGAAGACAGGAGAACCAAAGAAGGCACCCAACCCAGAATGGTTGTTATTTGAAAAATGTATGCGTGGTGATCCTACAGACAACGTATTTTCAGCATTTCCTAAGGTGCGTAAGAACAAGTTACTAGAAGCATTCGAAGACAGAAGCAATCAAGGATTTGTGTGGAATAACATCATGCTGAGCAGATGGGTAGACCATGAAGGCAACGAACATAGAGTGAAAGAGGATTACGAGCGAAATAAGGAACTAATCGACCTTACTCGCCAGCCAGATCACATAAAACAGATAATTATAGATACTATAAAAGAAGCGACATCGACTCCTAAGAGTTCGCCACAGGTAGGCATATATTTGATGAAGTTTTGTCATTTATTTGATCTACAAAAGATACAAGATCTTGCTGGGCAGTATGCCGCTCCACTCAACGGGAGATATGGAACGTGAGTCAGATAAAAACAGTAAAGGACAACGCAAGTTGGATCATCACAGACACTACAGATAATAGTAAGGTGGGGTCTATAGTTAAGACACCGAACGACAAATATGAAGTAAGAATTAAAGGCACAGGAAAAATATTTTCCAAACACGATATTGTTAAAAGTTTTGGTTCAGAATTATTTAGAGAACGTCTACCATACTTAACAGAAAAAGATGACGCTAATGTTGTATATGATTACGACAGTTGTTGTGAGCCTTATAACAAAATGTGGTATGTAAAATTTAAACTTCCTTTATACACAAAAGAAAAAAAGTCAAAAAGTTATTATTGTGCAGGAAATTATCTAATAAACAAAAAAGGTTGGCAAGAAGAATTTTGTCCAAAACTTATCACACTAGAAAAATATAAATTTCATGGGCCTTTCACTAATGTGTACCAAATGAAAGCATTCCAGAAAAAGTATTTGTAAGATGAACACTGTACAAATTGAAAAATTCATTAGTCTTGTGAACGCAAACGAGCAAACCCGACAGCCTGAATTGAGAATGAAGATGCATGATGCAAAACAACTACGTGATGCTATCAGTAGCATGTTGACCTATGTTGTTAAAAAACAAGACGAATTGATAGATACACAAAAGAAACTGAATGATGCACAGACCATCACAGTTGAGATGAACGGAGAAAAATTTTAATGGAAGTAATTGTTTACAGCAAACCAGCATGTGGCTATTGTGTAATGGCCAAAAACTTACTAAACTCAAAGGGTATCGAGTTCGAAGAAAAATATCTTGATAACCCAACAGCGATAAAAGAATTTATTGCAGAACACCCAACAAAACGCACTATGCCACAGATTTGGATGGATGGCGAGCATGTTGGCGGCTTTCGAGAACTAAAAGCAAAATTATCATAAACTACTCATATTACTATGGTAAATATAGTAGCACATTATGAGCAGACCAAAACCAAAAGTACTGCTGTCCAAGACAGACAGAAACACATACAAGACTGAAGAAGTCTTAGAATCAACGGCCATATGGGCAGTATTCTTTGACGGCAAACCTATCAACTTAAAAACTTCAACCATGGCCTCTGCACATCCTGGACCAAAATATAAAAAAGTTTCTTTTTCAAATCCTGGACACGCACTTAACCTTTCTAAAAAATTGAATCAAACATTCGGCTCAGACAAGTTTCAAGTTTACCAACTAAGCACTGGCAAGAAGATACATGGCTGATGCAAGTTACAACATAGAGTACGATCGCCTTAGACTAATTAATACAATCGAAGTGTTAGAAGATACCATAGAATGGTTCAAGCCACAAATCGAACCTCATGACTGTGGGTGGATGCACGACACCATCAGCGGAATCAAACACAGGATATATGAAGCAAGGAAGGAATTGAAACAACTTGATAAGCCGGAAAAAACAACTAAGCATAGCCTTCCTAAAAAGTCATAAAGCAGATTACTCACAAAAAGACTTTGACAAGATGTGGAAAATGGTGTGGAGAAACATCAGAGAAGAAAATCCCTCCATGCGTCTTACCAAGGGTGGATATCAATTTCTAAAAAACTCCCTAGAACTTAAAGACTATATGGTCAAACTCAAACGAGAATGCAAACTTAAACCTGAGATATTGCTAGGATTAGACAAGTTCATAACATGTCCATACTACATCACCAACAAGGAGATATACGTTTTTGAGGAGAAATTGGCATCAGAATTGGTGCTAAGAGCGGGTGATCTTGATATTTTAATTGTGAGCAGACGTTAAGTCATTGATATTACAGCATTTTTTATTTGCCAGATCGTATTGACATTTTGACGGTTGATAGTATTATATTACTATAACAACTAAACAAAGGAGTCAGTGAGATGGCAAAAGACATAAGTCAAACTAGAACAGTAAGTCCACAAGAGGCTAAAACTGCAATCACACATTGTTTAGGTTTACAGAGACCAATTATGGTATGGGGTGCACCAGGTATTGGTAAATCCGATGTTGTAAAACAGATTGGTACTGAATCTAAACGTGAAGTAATCGATATTAGATTACCATTATGGGAACCTACAGATATTAAAGGTATTCCTTTTTTCAATCAAAAATTAAACACTATGGAATGGGCGCCTCCGGCAGAACTTCCAAGTGATCCTAAAAGTACAGCGATATTATTCTTAGACGAATTGAATGCCGCTCCTCCAAGTGTACAGGCGGCGGCTTATCAACTTATTCTTAACAGAAGAGTTGGTACTTACCAACTACCAGAAGGCGTTTCGATAGTGGCCGCTGGTAACCGTGAAACAGACAAAGGTGTTACTTACAGAATGCCTGCTCCGTTGGCAAACAGATTTGTCCACTTAGAGATGAGAGTCGACTTTGAGGACTGGGCAATGTGGGCCACAGAAAATCATATCAATCCACAAGTGGTTGGTTATTGTTCGTTTGCGAAACAAGACTTATATGATTTCGATCCTAAGAGCGGTAGCAGATCGTTTGCAACACCAAGAAGTTGGGCCTTTGTGTCACAACTGTTAACAGATACCCTGTCAGATAATACTCTCACTGACCTTGTGGCAGGGGCAGTAGGTGAAGGTTTGGCAATGAAGTTTATGGCACATCGAAAGATTGCTTCTGACTTGCCAAACCCTACTGACATACTTTCTGGTAAAACTAAGAAGATGAGTTCCACAGAAGTAAGTGCCCAATATTCACTTACAATATCATTGTGTTACGAACTGCAAGAAGCATATGATAAGATGAAAGAGAAGAAACTTGTAGACTGGCACAAGATGGCAGATTGTTTTTTCAGGTTTATGATGGACAACTTCCAAACTGAACTAGTTGTTATGGGTGCCAAGGTTGCACTTACAAATTACCAATTACCGTTCGATCCGAGCAAGTTGAAATCATTCGATGAGTTCCACGAAAAATTCGGCAAGTATGTTCTTGCTAGTGTTGATCAGTAAACAAATACGGGGGTTTTTACCCCCGGTTGACAAATACCAAACAGAAATTATAATAGTATTATGAGCAAGGTAGCAGTGAAACAAAAACAAACTAAAGTAGATAAACAAAAAGTACTAGAAAAACTAACTGGGGCAAGAATTGCCCTTTTACTTAAACAACCATTCTTTGGTAACATGGCAACTAGAATGCAATTACAAGAAGCAGACTGGTGTCCAACAGCGGCCACAGATGGCAAACATTTTTATTACAATCCGGAATTTATAGATCAACTTAGTCCAAAGGAAACAGAATTTTTAATTGGACATGAGGTACTTCATATTGTGTTCGATCACTTCCTTAGACAGGACATGAGAGAAAAACAACCATGGAACATATCGGCCGACTATGCAGTCAACATTGTGTTGCACGATGAGAACGTAGGCGAAATGCCACAAGGTGATAATAAAGGATTACTCGATAGCAAGTACAGAGGATGGAACGCAGAACGTATCTATGAAGACGTTATGGGAGATCCTCAGAAACAGAATCAACAAACAATGGACGTTCATATTGATTGGGAGAATGGTAAGGCTACTATCAGAGATAAAGATGGTAAAGAAATACAAGTAGAACTAGAGATGGACAGAGATGAAATGAAAAAGATCAAAGATGATGTCCGTGCTGGTGTACTACAGTCGGCTCAGGTAGCAGGTAACAGCAAGACCCCGAAAGCAATTAGAAGTCTTATACAAGATCTGACAGAGCCTGTAATTGACTGGCGTGAACTACTTAGACAGCAGGTACAAAGTGTGATTAAGAATGATTACTCGTTTACAAGAATAAACAGAAAAACACAACATTCAGGTATTGTGTTGCCAGGTCTACTTAACGATGAAACAATAGATATTGCCATTGCAATTGATACAAGTGGTTCAATTGAAGAAGAGAAACTAAAAGACTTCATGTCAGAAGTTAAAGGCATTATGGAAGAATACCAAGACTACAAAATGAAGGTTTGGTGTTTTGATACTGGTGTGCATAATCCACAAGACTTTGAAGCAAATGATGGTAACGACATTATGGATTACGAACCTGCTGGATTTGGTGGTACCGACTTTATGGTCAACTGGGAATACATGAAACAAGAAAACTATGAACCTAAGAAACTGATAGTGTTCACAGATGGTGAAACATGGAACGAGTGGGGTGATGAATCTTATTGCGACACTTGTTGGATCATACACAGTTTCTATTCCGAAAACAAACCTAAGCCACCGTTTGGTGCATATTCATATTATGATAAAAAGATTTAGTAAAAACGGTCTGCCTCTTAAGATCACAGCAGAGTGGACCAATGACGACTATTACGAAGAAAGATACTTTGGCAAAGATCATCCAATGGTGACCAATGTCCAAGGCTGGTTGGTAAGGATTAATGGAGTTAAATTTCCAAGACCACAAGTTGGTTTAGATGGTGATTTAGATTATTCATATCGATGGACATTAAAGCCAACAGAAGAAGGCAAACTGGTAGCAGTTGAGAAAGCAGTGAGTGAATATGAACAAAATTAAATTTATACTTTCAATATTTTTTGTGTTCGGGTGTGTAGGTGTTGCCCAAGGAAACTGGACATTAGACGCAGAAGACCAAGAATGCCTTGCAAAGAACATATACTTTGAAGCAAAGAATCAGCCATTAATGGGACAATTGGCAGTTGCCATTGTTGTAATGAACAGAGTAGAAGATAAAAGATTTCCAAACACAGTATGCGAAGTCGTGCAACAAGGACCAACGTTGGCATGGACAGAAAACTTTCCTGTTAAAAACAGATGTCAATTCAGTTGGTACTGTGATGGTAAATCAGATAATCCTAAACATCAGGGCAAATGGGAGAATAGTTTATCGGTTGCGAGTCTTGTACTTGCATACAAAGAAAACATAAGAGACATTGCATTCCTGTTAGATGGTGCTACCCACTATCACGCAGATTATGTTTTTCCCGAATGGCGTAAGTCGAAACAAAAGATTGTGCAGATAGGCAATCATATTTTTTACAAATGGACCTAGACAAACACAAATTGAACTTCTTACAACAAAACATCAGTCGTGCCAAGAACAGAGGCAAGAAGACTTGGGTGCATGAAGTATCCAAATTTGATGTTTATGAAGTCGGCGAAGCACAGAATTGGCTGTGTGCAATCACTGGTGAAGTATTGGAATTTGTAAGAGGTGGGTCCAATTGGCAGAACAAATGGTGCAATCCACAGTCATGTACTATAGATAGAATAGATCCTAGCAAAGGTTACGTTAAAGGCAACATTCAACTGTTGACGCATAGGGCAAACACCTGGAAAAGTAATTTCACTCATGAGGAGTTAGAAGATATCAGCAGAAAGTTTTTAAATACAGTATGTTCAAATTCACAGTCATAATATTATTATTGTTTATACTTTTAAATGTTTGTTCAGGATGTGTGGCAGTGCCAGGCGTAGTGAGTGCAGTAGCAATTCCGGCCGCTGAAGGATACAGCACATTTAAAACTATAAGCACAACAAAAGCAGTAGTTGACCTTACACTGGCGGCATCAGATAAGAAAACTACCAACGACATTGTGTTGAGTGAGTTAACCGGCAAAGATTGTAAACTACAAGACACATTCGAAAGAGGAACGATTTGTGAGAGCATTAATAATAGGTAACTCAACATCTAGAGATATAGTTGATCTCACAGTGCCATGGATCGGTAAACAATTTTCAATATATGGTTGCAATGCCTTGTATCGTGACTTCCACCCCCATAGGTTAATTGTAACAGACAAACCTATGCTGAAAGAGATCATAGACTCTGGATATCACAAAGATCGAAAGGTTTACACACTGCCCAGTGTAAACGAACATTTTGAGAATAAGGTCATCACATTACCAAATCAGATCGAAGAAGTATGCCCAAGTGGCATCCGTGCAGTAAGATTAGCATTAGAAGAACACAGAGAAATTTACATGATGGGCATGGACTTTACCAACGACAACCAGTATGCAGGTACTCCTACATACGCAGATCACTGGGATTTTGACAAGTATATACCCATGTTTGAACACATTATACAACGGTATGACAACTGTATTTTCTACAGAATTGGTGCTCAAAAACGCAATATTACGCCTCACAGCAACTTTAAAGAGTTAACTGTACAACAATTCACCCAAAAATTTAAACCCAATTAAGTACGCACATAATTACATTGACATCGACGGGTGTCATTTGTTATAATTTATAATAAACCTATAGGAGACAGATATGTCAGAAGACCAAAAACCAGCAGAAACACCTGCTGAACAACCAACACCAGATACTCCACCGACAGGATTGTCAGTTGGAGATTTACAAAACATTGCAATGATATTTGATGTTGCATCTAGAAGAGGTGCTTTCAAGGCCGACGAGATGGCAACAGTTGGAACAGTATACAACAAACTGAAAGCCTTCCTAGATACACTACCAAAACCAGAAGGTGAACCAGCACCAACGCCACAGACACCAGCAACTGAAATGCCTGCTGATGCACCGGCTATCGAACCGCAAGGAGAAAACAAGTAATGGCTATTACAAAACACATAGGCAAAATGAAAGACGCAGGTACAAGAGTGGCTGTAGTTTTTAGATCATTGCCAGAAGACCCAGATAGTGCTTTGGTTGTCTCTACAGACAACTTACCTTCACTATACCACGATGCTATGATACAAACCATAGACAGTGCAGAAGGACAAGAAGTAAACGAACTACACGACGTCTTAAACCGTAGACAGTTTCCGGACGGCACCAACATGTTACAATCTTTGCACAAAGGTGGATATCTCATTAAAGTAAAAACAGAAGATGTCAACATGATGCCAAGACCAAACTACACGTTACCACTGAACGAGTTGAACACAGAAATTGGCAAGATTGCAAAAGATGCCAATCCTGAACCTACTGTGGCACCAGAAAGTGGAGACATGAATTCTGTCGAAGCAAAAAATCTACTTGCCCAAGCAGAAACTTTGGAAGAACAAGTGAAGACAATGAGAGAAAATGCTTACTCAATGGATGAAACACTGAGACCAAAACGTGGTCGACCAGTTGGTTCAACTAAAAAATAATGGGCAGAGTTTTTCATGAAGACGCAGTGAAGCAGGGTGCAGAGCAAGGCATGGGACATTTTGAAGTAATTAAATTGTTGTCTCTTAGAGCAAGGCAAAAACAATTAGCAGTGCAAGGAGTCAAATACCTTTCAGAAGAACAACAGGCATGGGCAAAAGACCAGAGTAAGTTTCCGATACAAGCATTGGAAGAACTTATAAATGATCAAATAAACTTGCCTGAGTTTTTGGAAACTTTAATCACTCCAGTAGTAGAAGACGACACTCAACCAAAACCTGTAGCAGATAAACCTAAGGAATAGTTGTCATGGCATACGATGTCTTATTCGTAGATCATGGCAATCCTGGGTCAGATAAAAAATATCATAACCTTAAACAGCATATACCTTATGCTGTCGATAATATAAATCAAATCAAGACATCACCTTATTGGCAAGTAAGTTCATATACCGACATAGATAAATTTAATTTTGATTGGGAACCAAACCAACATGAAAAACATTACAAGCACTGTGGGGTAAACAATTATGGATTAGCAGACAATGGCATTAGTTTAGAACACAAAATGCCCGCTGAGTTGCATATAAATGAATTTTTAAAAATACACAGGACAGACAAACACGAAATTTTTTATGTAGACACTGGATCAAAAAAGAATTACTTACCTAACTTAGAAAACACACACGATGTTAAGAGAACGAGATTCTTCGATAGTTGGCAAAAAGTTGCCAAAAGATGTGCAAACAAGATGACATCAGAATACTGTTGGATAGTACCGTCTGATGTTGATTCGACTTCAATTGACTTCACATGGTATCCAGACTTTTGGGAAACTAACTATCTGCATATTTTTGGAAGTAAATGGCAACGCAACAGCGGAGTCATGTTTGTGCATCGTAACTGGGTAGATGACGAATTCAAATACAGAAACGATTTTACTGTGAGAGGAGATCAAGATGCATATGATAAATTTTTCCTAGATTTTTTTGATGACAATAGTAAGATAAGTTTTTCTACTTTCAAAACTAACACGTCATTGATAAGGTTCTTTGACAATCATTTTGATACTATCAAAAGACTTACGACAAAAAGCACAACCAAATATTTTTGGGTCCTCTCCGGAAACTGTGATTATGAAAAGTTCGATTTTACGTGGTTACCAGACGAAGACACCTATGACCACTTGCACACATTTCCTAGCAATACACAAGTGTATGGCGATACATTTTTTATAGATAAACACTCATTCGATATCAAATCAAAAGAAGTATCAAATTTTAAACACTACGAAACAATAAACTTTAACAAACAACAATCTGCTAAACGTTTACCTTACGATTCTTTGGTCATAAGTCATTATGATTTTGCTAAAGCAATCAAAGACAGATATAAAGACACACCAACAAAATATTTTTGGATTACAAATAAACTTGCCGAACCTTTGCCACGTGAAGAATTCAAGTATGATTTTGCACCCGACTATTGGTCTCCTGCAACAATTTATACATTTGGTCCGGATAATGACGTGATGTTGGTACCAAAAGAATCAGGCACATGGATAAATGAACAAGTCTACGACTATCCTCATATACAAAAACGATCTAACAGGGCGACTGAAAGAACGCTGATGGATGTCATTTTTATCAGTTATGACGAGCCTAATGCCGAAAAACATTGGCAGATGCTTAAACTAAAATGCCCCCGTGCAAAAAGGGTAGACAAAGTGAAAGGCCAAACAGAAGCATATCATACAGCGGCAAACATGAGCAATACAGATTGGTTTTTTGCGGTGTTTGCCAAACATGAACCAATTGAAAGTTTCACTTATGACTGGCAGCCTGATAGGCTCAAATCACCATGTCATTATATTTTTAATGGCATCAATGAAATAAACAAATTAGAATATGGTCACAGTGGTGTGATAATGTATGAAAAAAATCTAGTACTTGCAACGACAGATCCTGGCTTGGATTTTACCCTGTCTGCAAAACATGATGTCGTTCCGATAGTAACTGCTATCAATAGATTCGCCTACACACCTTTGATGGCGTGGCGTACTGCCTTCAGAGAATGCATAAAACTAAAATATGATGTAGACACTACAGGTGACGTAGAACAAAAATACAGATTAAAAGTATGGTGCACAGAAGGTGAAGGCACTAATGCAGAATGGTGTATGCGTGGAGCAAACGATGCCGTTGAATATATGGACTCAGTCAATTCAAACATGGATGACCTCAAAAAAAGTTATAACTTTGATTGGCTTATTAACTACTTTACAAACAAATATGGAGAAATAAATGATTAATCTTTCAGCATTTGGGTATGAAAAAGGCATGCGGGTGCAAGACATCATACCGGAGACATGGAAACGAAAAGACTTTATACAAGGAGAAATGGTCAAACGATTTGAACAAGACTTCGCAAAATATGTACATGCCAAACACTGTGTGGCAGTAAGTTCATGCACTTCAGCACTACAAATGAGTTTACTTGCATTGGGCATAGGTAACGGAGATGAAGTGATTACCACACCATTCACGTGGGTGTCATCTGCAGAATGCATTAAACAAGTGGGCGCCACTCCTGTGTTTGTTGATATAGATGAAAAGGATATGTGCATAGACGCATTAAAAGTAGGCAAAGCAATTACGGAAAAGACAAAGGCTATTATTGCTGTAGATCTATTTGGCAATGTGTGTGATATTGATGCATTGAAGCAACATGGACTACCTGTGATAGAAGATGCCGCTCAATCAACAGGAGCACTTTACAAAGGCATGGTCGTAGGTGGTGTAGCAGATATAACATGCTTTAGTTTTTACCCAACGAAAAATTTATCTTGTTGGGGAGACGCTGGTGCTGTGACTACGAACAACGATGAACTTGCAGAATCAATATCCGAAATGCGTAACCATGGACAAAGCAAAAGATTTCAAATCGAACGTGTTGGTTGGAATTCACGCATGGACACAATTCATGCAGAAGTTTTGTGTAGAAAACTTATACATTTAGATAAATGGAATGCAAAAAGAAAACAAATAGCACAATGGTATAACAATGAATTTGCCGATTATGTCGACGTTCCTTACCCAAATGATCACAGTCTACATGTCTACCATCAATATGTAATTAGGAGTCCACGGGTGTTAGCAATCAAAGATTATCTCAACAGGAACAATATACAAGCAAGAACATACTACCCTACTCCATTGCATCAGGTACCAACCTATAAACAAGATACTTCCTTACCTAATGCTGAAATGTCTAGCACCACAGGATTGGCAATACCGGTACATCAATGGTTAACAGAAAAAGATATTGATGTTATAATAAAAACAACTAAAGAAATAATATGAAAATAGCAGTGATAGGTGCAGGATACTGGGGTTCAAAATTAGTCAATAGCATCAAAGGACATGATGTGAAAGTCGTAGACGTCAAAGATGGAACCAAACTAGACGAAGCATTCGACTGTGAGGCAGCCATTGTTGCAACACCGGCCATGGATCATTATAAGACTGCCATGAAACTTTTAGAGCAAGGTGTCCATTGTTTGGTTGAAAAACCTATTGCCCTAAAATACAATGAAGTTGAGATGTTAAAAGTTACGGCACAAGAATACAATGTTAAACTTATGGCTGGTCATGTTTTGTGTTATACTGATTTAATCACTAAACTTAAAGAAACTATTGTTAACGAAAATGTTTTACATATAGAATCAAGAAGACTTGCTTGGGGTAGAATACAATATGACATATCACCCATTCCTCATTTGGCTCCACATGATGTGGCTGTTCTTGATCATGTGTTCGAAGGAGCCATGCCCAAACAAGTGTACAGCAGAGGTTACAGGTTTGATAGCAGAGAGTTTCCTGATTATGTAATAAGTGATTTAGACTATGGTGATTTTACTGTGCAATTACAGATGGGTTGGTACTATCCTAAAAAGACTAGAACTATTACCACAATTACAAACAAAGGTCATCATATATGGGATGACGCTGAAAACACATGGGAATTTAAAGCCAATTACATGAGCGGTAAATATCAAGAGCAAAATCCAAAAATGGACTATAAAATAGAATCACCGACAATATTCACTCCAGTAGAAAATGAAATACAACATTTTATAAATTGCATAGAACACAATCTCGAACCTATCACAGGCAGTAATCATGCCTTAAGAGTTACTCATATTGTAAACCATTTAGAACAAAGTTTGAAAATAAAGAAACCATGTACAGTAATATATTAGCCATAGGCGCTCATCCAGATGACGTCGAACTTGGATGTGCAGGTACCCTGCTGAAATTTAAACAGCAAGGAGCAAATGTAGATATCGTTGTATCAAGAGATGATAATGCTCCACGTCCGAGTGTTAGACGAAACAGAGATATAATGATAAAAGAATACAAATCTTCTGAAAAAGTCTTAGGTATACCATTTCACATAATGAAAAATCCTGTAAGCGAAGATGGGCGTCCTATTCTAGAATGGAACAGTACCACAATATCTGACATGGACAAGATTGTAAATAGAAAAGAATATGATCTGATTATTACACATTCACCAGGAGACCATCATAACGATCACGTTAACACATTCAAAATAGTAAACAGTAGCCTCAGAAGGTATCATGGCGAGTTTTGGGTAATGGAAGAAGCACCATATAATAATAAAAACAGAGATTTCCAAGCAGACATATTTGTTGATATTACAAACACCATTGATAAAAAACTTGAATCTATTTCTTGCTATTCAAGTTATTTCGACGACACACTCTTACACAATATAAAAGGATTAGCCGCATACCGAGGGCAAATGCTAGGTGTCGAATATGCAGAATCATTTCAACTTCGTTGGCGGAACATCTATTAATGGTCAAATTCATATACCTAGATCGACATTGGGCAATGATAAAAAAACATTACATAAAAAACTTAGACCAAATTTGGTCGCAGGGTAAAGTAGTGTACGAAGATTTGCAAGTTGTTGATTTAATAAAACAACACACTAACAGAAAATATGTTACTCTCACTAACAGTTGCACGGATGCAATCACAATGATGATACAAGCATCATTAGAACCTGGCAGTGAAATAATTTGTCCTGCATACAGTTTTTATGCAACTGCCCATGCCATATCCAGAGCAGGCTGTAAACCTGTGTTCGTCGATGTGGACAAAAACTATCATTTGGATTTAGATAAAATTAAACTAACGTCAAAGACTAAGGCAATGTTATTTGTGTCATTGTTCGGCAATCCCATGAACTATCCCGAAGTTTTAAAGTATTGCAAAACAAATGACATCATTTGTTTAGAAGATGCCGCACAAAGTTTTGGTTCTTCTTATGGCAAACACAAAAGTGGTGCAGTTGGATTAGCAAGTGCTTTAAGTTTTTCACCATCTAAACCTTCACCAACTTTTGGTTTTTTAGGTGCAATGGCAACAGATGACAAAGTGGTATTCGACTATGTCCAGGATGCAAAAAAGCACAGTATGTCAAATGGCACAGTAGGACATAATTCTAATCCTGCAAGTGCGTTGGTCCTCCAACTTCAACACAGTTTAGAATTGAATGAGTTATGCCAACAACACAGAAACGATCATGCATCTACATATGACATGGCGCTGGCCAATCATGTGGTGTTGCCGGAGAGACAAGAAAAAACAAATTGGTCAAAATATGTTATTCAAACTGATGATCGGGATGAACTTAAAACATTTTTAGACAAGCAGGGCATAGAAACTAAAATACACTACAACACATTATTACCAAAATACAAAATGTACAACAAACACACAATATATCCAAAAGCAGAATGGTTATCACATAGAAGTCTCAGCCTGCCTATAGACGCATGGATGTCGAACAAAGAATGTAATATGGTGTGCAAAGCAATAAAGGAATTCTTTTCATGAACGTACTGATACTAGGTGGGCATGGATTCATTGGTTCACATGTGAGCCACATCCTTAAAGCACAAGGACACACAGTTTCTGTGCTAGATTGCTATCATCAATACCATATATTTCCTGACTGGGAGTATGAACCTGTGTTAGAACAAAGAAAGCAATGGGCAGGTGCTGACGAAATTCATATAGGAAAAATTGAAGATGCCTTTTTCTTAGAACATGTATTCAAAAGTAGCAAGCCAGATATAGTAATTCATTTAGCAACATACCCGAATGCACATATGGTCAAACGTAACCCAGAAGATGCAACAGGAAATATGGTCACAGCAAACATCAATATATTGAACGCCTGTGTAAAACATCACATTAAAAGGATAGTTTTCAGTTCAAGTTCTATGGTATATGGAGACTTCACTACAGAGGCTCCAGACGAAACCCACGCTACCAACCCACTTACATTGTATGGATCTTACAAATTGCAAGGTGAAAAGATGTGCGAAATTTGGAATAGAGAGCATGGATTAGAATACGTCATCATGCGTCCAAGTGCTTTGTATGGCACTAGAGACATGATTGTAAGAGTCATAAGTCAAATGACCAAAAGTGCTTTGGTCAATAAAAAGATCACTGTCAATGGTCCGGACAACAAGTTAGATTTTAGTTTCGTGGAGGATGTTGCTGAATATTTTTGCAGAGTTGCATTTGAACCTACAGCGGCCAATCAAAAGTTTAACTGCACTAGAGGGCGTGGCAGGAAAATAATAGAAGCCGCGGACATGGTTCAGTCTTTGCTGGGTTCAAAGATATTGATAGAACTTAAACCACATGATGCATTCTATCCAAACAGAGACACATTAAACAGCACAAAGATAGTCGAAACATTGAATTGGAAACCTACATATGATATAGAACAAGGTATTCCGAAATATATTGATTGGTTCTTAAAACAAGATTTTATTAGTAAACTTTAACCCTGTATTCTTTTTCCCAGGCTTCTGCATCTTTTTCATCATTAACCATCGGCTTGCCTCTAATGTTAAGTGAAGTGTTTAGCAACATAGGACACCCAGTAACTCTGTACCATTCTTCTAATAATGCTCTGAATCCCGGAGAATCATCATTGCCTACAGTTTGTACTCTTGATGTACCATCTTTATGTACGATAGCAGGAAATAAATGTGGCTTCTTGCAAGGTGCTGTGAATTGCATATACGGAGATATCTCAATACCTTTAGGCATGTCAAAGTAATCATGTACATGTTCTTCTAGAATTGCTGGAGCAAAAGGTCTAAACTTTTGCCTTTTCTTAATTGTGTTGACTTGGTCCTTTATCGCTGAACCTCTAGGATCTGCTAACAAGGATCTATGTCCTAATGCTCGCGGACCAAACTCTGCTCTACCATTTGCTACACCACAAATTTTACTTTTTGATAGTTCATATACAATGTCTTTTACTGGATATGGTCTGTCTATGTTGTAACCTAAAAACGGGTGTTTCCATTCTACCCATTCGTTGCGTTGAGCCAGTGCGGCACCTAATGCATTTCCTGAGTCTCCTGGTGACGGCATAACCCAAACATCTTCCCAAAGGTGTGATATAGTAGAGTTTGCTTTACAGTTCAAAGCACATCCACCCATATAAACTAAATTTTTACTTTTTGAAATGCGTTGTGCATATCTCATCACATTGAAAATTATATCTTCTGTCAGTGCTTGGATGCTACAGGCAATGTCATATTCGGGAGGAAAGTCATCTTTAATTTTTGGTTTAAACGCTAGGCCTTTGTGTACATTGTGTTTCAACTTAAAGTCACCATTGCCCATTTCTTGTATAAACTGATCTTTGATTTGCTCATAGTATATTGGCTCTCCATATGCCGCCATGCCCATTGTGATGTATTCTTCATGTAACGGTTTCAATCCAATATGATTTGTGAATGCTGTGTACAATAATCCTAGACTATGTGGATATCTTGTGCTGTGTAATTTGGTAATTTTTTGGTCTTTGGCTTCCCATATAGTAAGTGTGTCCCATTCTCCTATGGCATCTATTACCACTATTGTAGCGTCTCTAAACGGGCTCGTATAGTATCCTGCACATGCATGACTATAATGATGTTCATGCGTTGACAGAGGTGGATTATGCTTTAATAAACCGTCAATTGATCCATTAAAGTACTGCTTCATGTACTTCTTAGGTGAGTTGCTTTGGAATGCTTGTTTCCATTCACCTGCATATATCTGTCGCTGTTTCTTTTTGAGTGGTTTTTCATACCAAGCAATTTCATCTGGTTTTCCGTGTTGTAAACAATCCTTCATCAATTGAAGATTTATATGCTTGTCTAATTTGACTTTTGGTCCGTACCTTTCACTGTGCCCTGCGAATGCAATTTGATCATCGTCAATCAATGCAACCGCGGCATCATGGAACAATGCACTTACACCTAAAATCTTTTTACCCATATAATTCCTTTAACTTGTTATTTAATATTACACTAAGATGGGTATGACTTGCAACACCTAAGTGTCCATCTGGTAATTTATCATCAGGGTCTTGCATATAACTCCAAACCGTGAAGTCTTCTTCGGGCCATCCCATGAATGTATCAAAGTTCATGCCATCCAGTATAGGATAAATCCTTCGATCATTAAAATTTTCTTTGTACAATTCTTTGTTGCCAAATGCATTAAAGAAAAGATACTTTACTTTTTTAGATTCTAAAAACTGCTGTAGGTCTACTACTTGCTCTAAATATCTTACAAACAAATCACTATCAGAGTGCTTCAGGTAAAAATCTTTTTGATAATCTCTGTCACCTTGATAAAATGGATCTTTCGGAGAGTTCAATCCCGACTCCTGTATTTGCACATAGGTCGTATCTCCATCATTATCATAAGGACCTGTTCTGCCTTGAAATCTGTATGGGACCACGTGATCTATTTCATTTTTTGGCCTAGCATATTCTACTCTTACTGCCGTGCTCCAACCTATTACAACATAGACATCTGCACAATCTTCGATATCATTAATAAATTGCTTAGTACGCCTTATCATCCTGTCATTGGATCCGCCGGCCCATCCATCATTTATAAATTGACAATCCATTAATTTCCCTAACTTACCGGGCCATGTGTCTATCAATCTCGCTTGTTCAAAGTGTTTCCAATGGAACTGCGGTTTAGCAGTCAAGTTGCCAATACCTGTGCCCCATGTAAAACTGTCACCGTTTGCATAAATGACTGGTGTGTTAGGCTTCTCATGCCAAAATTTTCGGTAATCGTTAACCATTAATGGTAAATGAAAGGATCTCTCTTTTTAAGTTCTTTCAATCGTTTTTTGTATGCACGATTGGATTTCCATTTACGCCAAATGTTTTGTACCCATCTAATTATAAACATACTCTAATTATCCTATTGAATCCCACCAATCTAATAAACGCTGGTCTTGTGAAAATATTTTTTCAAGAGTTAATTTTTTGTAATCGCGCCTAATGGCGCCTATTCTTTCTTGTTTCATCTTGCCATCTAACCAACCCTTCTTATATTGATCAGGCCATGTCTCCTCAAACACAGGTCTGTTCTTTAATTGTTTTAGTACATCAACTAATGATTGCTGTTTTGAATCCGCCAATGGTTCAATAAAATCTAACAGTTCGTCGACTATCTCGTTTAAAAGTTTACGTGGCAAAGCAATCGGTGATAAAACTATGTCCGGAGTGAATGCAAAGGTTACTTTGGTTAACATTTCTACATTCAACTGTTTGCTAAGCCTAAACATGTTTTTTAAATCTAACAAACCAGGGGTAGTGATTGTCAAATCTAACCTCATTTGTCGTCCGTGACTTGCTATAGCACACCCACGTCTAAAGTTGTCCAACCATTTATTGTAGTCGAGTCCATCCCTTATCCATTCTCCTATCTTACCTGTGCCATCTATAGATGCACATAGTTGCCAATCTCTAAAATGGACAAGCAAATCATCATACAGGTCAATACCTTTGTACTTTGTTCTACTTAAATTTGTATTGTATCTCACGTAAACCTTGTGAGCATCACCTTGATCTACAATCTGTTTCATGTATTTCCAGTGTTGTTCATACATCAACGGTTCACCACCTACCCAATATATCTCTTCAACTAGATGATTATCAACTGCCGTTGCAAATTCTTTTTCAACTTCATCTTTTTGAAACTGTTTTATCTTTGATCTTGTAGGTTCAGCCATCCATGCTTGGTCCTGTGGACTCCACATGTTGTTATTGCGTTGTTCTGATTCCCAACTAGAACTTAACATATCTCCACACATCCTACATTTAAAATTACATAGATTATTAAATCGATAATCAAAACTTACCACAGGCATTTCTGTTGACCCATCAGCAGAAGTTTTCGACCAAACGTCATCTTCTTTGTGTCCGAATAGATGATTAAAGTAATCTCTATAAACATCTGTGTTCAGTAATTTGTTGTTACAAACCTGGCACTCTGGTAATTCTTCGCCTGCCATCATCCTACGTCTTACACTTTTCATGTGCTCTGAATTCCAATGTTGTTGTAAAGTTTTTGGATTGTATTCTTTGTTGGCAGAGCCAGTGTCTATGTATTGTTCAAAACTTTCTGCTTTCTCTGTTGATGCACAACACATACGTCTTTCAGTCTGCGGAGACAAGTAGGTATGTGTCCATGGCGCCATGCACAAAGTTTTGTTGCCGTCTTTCTTTCTAAACTCCTGCATCGATTAACATTTGATCAAGTTCTGGAAACGTCTTTGAAAAATTTTGATTCCTATACAAGTCAGTCCTATCTATCTCTGCTCTAAAATTTTTGAATGCTCTCATATCCATTACTGAATATTGGTCAATACGATTTACAGCAGTCTTAAGTTCTTGGTGCATTCGAGTAGGTAAATTATTGTTGTTAACTTTTTCTTTTATTCTTTCTTTAACTTCTTTTGGCAACGCCGTAATACTCATATGTCTTGGCTCATGTAGCATGTTGAAATACCAACTATCAAATTGTTTAGTTAATATCCATTGTCCCATGCCTACTAAGTTTAACACATTCAGCACATTTATTGTACAGCAAATTTGCGTTTCTATTGTGTTTACCTGTGATTTAATTTTATCCCACTTATCAATGTTTGCATTAACTTCTCTCCATGTTGCTGGATATCTTTGATATTCAAATTGCTCCTCGACATCATCTATGCTGAAAGCAACATGAACTTTCTTAAAATAAGGGAAAAGTTCTAGTATTTCTTTTTCTGGATATTGTGTACCATTTGTATTGTAATGAATCATCTGATCTTTGCTGTATCCTAGTTCTACAGATTTTCTAAGGACTTCAAAGTGTTCTTTGATCATCATAGGTTCACCGCCTGTGAATTCCCAATACTTTACTCCGGGAAGATAGTCTTCAAGTTCTTCCCAAAATACTTTTGTCTTACGTGGCCACTGCCCCATTTGTAGTTGCCTATAGTGCTCGGACTTTTTGAGATCTTCTTTGCTGGTGCCATCTGCTTTTAGGTAATCTAACGATTCTTGTGCCCACTTAGAACTGGACCAACTGCCACATATCCTACACTTTAAATTGCATATATTTCCTAGTTTAAGATCTAAGAATTGAATTGTTTTTGGATCAGTATCTTGATAATCTATCTTATCAAAGACCTTCGTGTACTCTAACATGTCGTAAGCAAGGATACGTTTACTTTTTCCTCCTGCTTGTTCGACACTCCAACATTTATTACAAGTGCTGGGTTTTTTCCCATCTAAGAATTCCTGTCTCAACTTTTTCATGTAATCGCTCTGGAATGCTTGTTGCAATGAATGTTCTTGCATGTTATATGGATGTCCATTAGGTTGTGTTATTAAATTGTCTGCAAGACAACATACTCTTGCCTCTCCATTTGGTGATGTTTCTACCGATGTCCAAGGCAAAGAACAAATAGTGCGTGGTGGGGTATAAGATCTTTGTTTAAGCGCCATTCAATATTGGCTCCAACTCGGGGAAAACATCTACAGTTTTCTCACTTCTTATCAGATCGAGTTGTTCAGTCTTTTTAACGAATGCAGGCAAGAACTTAGATTTGTCTCCCCCGTTCATAAAGTTCAGTGCAGATTCAAATCCATGCACTGCTCTTGTTAGTGGGTCTCTAGGACGTAACCATTCGATATGTTTCCTGTACTTCTCTTCGACCTGCCTTTTCATTTCTTGCGGCAATAGATCGATTCTGTACCATAGAGGATCTTGTAAAATATTAATATTCAAATCAGCGGGTCTGATAAAACCTTTCATTACCCAATCTCTGTGAAAGTCAGGCAGATGAAACACATTAAAAATATTGAGTGTTGGAGAAATATAAAAATCGGCATGTGGAGCCACTTCCATCATACGTTCTCTGTTTGATTCTGTCTGTGCCCAGTCTGTGCCTTTACGCATTAGTTCTGCTCTTGGACCCATGGCATCCAAAGATGCACCTACACTGATGTCTGGAAAGTGTTTCCACATGTCTATGGCATCATTCTTTTTGAATGCTGTTCTGCTGAAGTTGGTGTTATAAATCAATCTTACATTAGTTTTCTTTTGTTTGATAAGTTCTTCTAATATGACATAGTGCTCTTCCATAATGAGTGGTTCGCCGCCTGCGAAATAAACCTGTTCCAAGTAAGGTATATGTTCCAACAACTGCTCCATAGCATCAGTCTTAGTTTTGCCTGCATACACTACTTTTGGTTGTGAAGGCTTGCCGTGTATCTTGACATGATCCTCGTACCAGTTTGAACTAAAAGGTATGCCACATGACCTACAACTAAAATTACATAAATTTGAAAAACGTATATCCCAATATGTCATTTCAAATCTTTCAAACTCACCATCCTCTTTTGTTTCGTGTACTTTCTTTATGTTATGTCCAAAGTGTTGGTTGGCCGATTGACGCTGACTGAAGAAACCTGATTCTTCTTGTTCATAGCATTTTGTACATTCTTTCAAAGGTTTGTTATCCAGCATTGCTTTCCGCATACCTTTCATGGTATCATTGTTCCATACCTCTTTCATGCTTGTTTCTTTGATGTTGCCTACTGGGTATTCATATTTTGCAAGACAACAAGGATAGGCCCTTCCATCAGGATAAGCATGTAAATGGATCCATGGGTACATACAAAAATTATCTGACTCCATTAAAAGAAACTTTTCCTGTTCAGTCATTTCGTTCAATCCTATTTTCAAAGGCTCTTTGGACCTATAAACTTTTGATTTGCTTAGTCTCATAATGTTTTATACCAATCTACTAGTTGTTTTGGGAAAGTATCTTCAAAGGATTTATCTCTTCTTTGATCATACTGTGCCCAAAAATGTTTAAAATCGTGTTTTAATTTTGCCTGTTCAAATGCTTCTGCATGTGGCGTTTTGACCACATCAAGGTAGTCTATAAGTCGTTGTGTTTGATTTATTTCCATCTGATGCAATAGTTCACTATCCCTATTTTTGTCTAACCAACGTTGTAAATCTTCTTTGCGGTCTGTCCTAATATCTTCAGGCAAAACCAAAGGAGATTGAAAACTTGGAAAACGTAGAATATTTAACGTATATGTAGGAAAGTCCCTGCCATACTTGGCCTTAAGTTCTAACATATGATCTAAGAATTCAGTCAAACTAAAAAGGCACAAACTGTTTACTGTACACATCATATGGAAACCTTCTACATTGCCTTCTGAACATAGTCTATGTACGTTGCGTATCCACTGATCCCAATCCATTCCGTCCCTAATATACTCTGACTGTGCACCGACAGCCTCATTAGATGTGTAAACATGGAAATGATCTATGAAGTGAGACTTTTCTATCATCCTGTCCATCAGTGCGTCCTTTGGACACAGATTAGAATTAATTGCTAGCCTAGTATCTGACTTTCCATGATTATCTTTGAACCAATCAAATAACTTCCACATGTCTGCACTCATCATTGGTTCTCCACCGGTTACTCTTAGTTCTTGTAAAGTTCTGTGTAGATCGGCTTCCCACCATTTCCAAAATGCTTCAATGTATGGATTATACTCTTGGTATCCAAACAACTGGTTCTCATCATGTTCGTGTGTGTAATGATTCCTACCATCTGATATCAATCCTTTATAAGGCCCATCTTTTTTAAGATCCTTTACCCATGATGTTGAAAAAGCAGGATTGCAATAAGAACATGAAAAATTACAGGTCCTGTCAAACGATATCTCTAATGTTTGTAAGTCCACATCTTCGGTATGTGGTGTGTCATATGCTGTCTGCAAATCATCATCTTGATAAATCACAGTCTTATAAACCCTGTCACTGATGTTGTTTCGGTCTATGTCTTCTATCTTCCAACAATACTCACAGCCTTTTGGTCTGTCTCCGCACTGCATCTGTTTGCGTTGTTCTTTTTTCTCTGGAGTGTTGTGGATTAGTTTGTAGTTTTTTTTAACTTCATTGATGTCTATCTTGTGTGGCAATGGATGATGGCATGATGTTGTCATTCCAGATCCTAACCATATGGTTGCATTATACCATTTGGCCGCACAAAAACTGGCACTTTTAGGGTCGATCACTCTTTCTTTATATTGGTGATCTGTTTCATTTGGAAGTCTAGGCATGTTGCTGTATATCTATCTCCTCTTCGCTCATAATCCACTCATACGTGGTTTTATGCTTATCTACAATTATAGCATAGATGTTGTTGTAACTGTTTAGTTTTTTGATAATATCCATCTGTACGGCAGATCCAAAAGGTTTGATGTTGATGTCACCGATCCATGGTTTGCCTACCCTAGTCAAGGCCGGTTCATGTTGACGTATCCCGCGATCATACAACCATTTCCAATACCGTGTTTCCGTCATCTTTCTATCTTCTCGTGTCTGTGAACTCCCAAGGTATATTTGAAAGTCAGGAATGATGTGTGTTGGAGCAAAAAGTTCTTCATTGTGGATGTGATCGTCATTATCATTGAATGCGTCCCAATATAATTTCCCCACAGTGCCGTCGGCAATGAAAACTTTGCCAAACTCATACCTGTCATTGAAACTTTTATCATCTTCTTGTGTATATTGTTCGTACAGATCAGTGTAATACTGTACATGTATTTCAGGGTTATACCATTGTGCTCTGTGCCATCGTTTGTATTCTTCTCCCCAATGGAAGAGTTCGTGTGCAAGATTATTCAATTTGCTTATCTGCCAACGAATATTCGGAGGTGCTATGTCAAAATAAGGAGAAACACTTACTGTGTCATCAATTTTTTTAACACCCTCCAACTGGACAAATTTATCATGCAGTTGATTAACAACATCTATGTTAAAACTTTTGCCATCTATCAAATTCTCTACTGTCAGATCCAAATCAACATTGAAGTCTGTTGTAATTCTGTTGTCCTGCAATTCCCAGGCCTTTTTAGCAAAGTTAAATTTGTTAATAGCATCTACCCTTGTGTGTAATTCATCTACAATGTGCCTAAGTGTCCTTGACTGGTCCATAATCCAACCATGATGTGAAACATGTTTTTTAATTGGAGTTTTAGCATCCAGTGTGCGTTTTAAAAGATCTATCCATTTATTGGCAGTAGGAGTATCATACACATCAATCTCTATTTCGATTTGATCTTTGATGTTGTTTTGTTTGCTTAAAATTACCCTTACCATCTATTTGATTCCATTTCGCATATGTCAAAAAACTGTTGCATCTCTGGAAATACTTCTCTGATGTTCAGATTGTGACGTGCATCATACTCTTTAAAAAATTTATGGAAATCGGCTCTCTTTCGACTCCTGTCATGAGATCCTTTTCTCATGTATGCTAGATCTCTTTCCATACGTTGTATTTCAAAATCTTTTATACAATGCAATCTATTATCTCTGGTTTCAATGTTTTCTTTCATCCATTCAATTGCTTCTTCGTGTACTGTCTGATATGACTCGGGAAGTATTTGTATGTTCTGCCAATCAGGTTCACGCAACAATGGTGTGTCGAACCATATGCGTTGATAATCATGAGAATGTTTTTTGCGTAGTTCTAATATGCCTTGTAATAGTTTTTTAATACCTACAATGCTTAAATTGTTGTATGTTATAATAAACGTAATAGAATTGCGTCCTGGAATTTCTGTTAAAAATTGATCCACGTGATCCCACATACGATCAAAATCCAATCCACGTCTAATGTATTCTGCTTGTGTACCCCATGTGTCTATGCTTACAAAGTTCATAAAATGTTCTACGTTGTCTTTTGCACATATACGTTTGACATAATCCAAATACTTGTCCCATAACTTTTCATTAGGTGGACAAAAGTTCGAAGTAACGTTGAGATGTAGATCAGGTTTGGGATTTGCCAAAACCCAATCAAATACTTTGTATGTGTTCTTGTCCATCATGGGTTCGCCACCAGTCATTCTAAAGTGTTTTAGATCTTTGTACATGTCTGGCCACCATTTCCAAAATGCATCTACATATGGATTTTCTTCTCTGGCTGGTACTGGCCTGTTTCTACCTGTGAAATGTTCTGGCGCATTGTGTTCTTTTATTGTAGGATATGCTCCATGCTTGTCTATTTCTTGTCCCCAAGTAGTAGAAAACTGTGGGGAACAGTAAGTACATGCAAAGTTACAAGCATGATTGAAGTTGACTTCAACGTATCTTGGATTGATGTTCTTTTCATACCCACCTTGTTCTATTTTATCAAAGTCCATCATTGCCCATGGCTCGCCGGATCTATAATGTCTATCAGAATAGTTTCCTGTATCTTCTATGTTCCAACAATAAGAACATTCCGCAGGACGTTCTCCTTCTATCATTTTTTTACGTTGTTGTTTTTTGTGTGCTGTATTGTGTAAGGCCGCAGGATCTTTTGCAACTTCATCAGCATCTATCTTGTGTAGAGGCGGATGGTAACAGGAATTATTAAGTCCTGTTGGTAGATGCAATGATACCTGCGACCATTTAGCCAAACACATGGAAGGTGATATACTGTCAAGTTTGTCTTTGGCTAATCTCGCTGAACGGAGGAAGTCAGACTCTAACTGTCCGTCTTGTTCGTGGACTGTATCGCCTTTGATGTTGTCTGCGACATCAGTCATTCATTCTCTTAAACACTTCTGTTTCTGTGGTCATTAACTTGAAAGTGTTTTCCCTTTTCATTTGTTTTTTGAAAAATTTACTTGCTTCGTCATCTAACAGTGTGATGTCCAAATCCAGTGTGTGTTTGATTTGATTGCCATACATTTGTACCTTGTCATACAACCAATCATCTGTTACATTGTCATAATCTTGTTCCTGCCAATACTTGTTGAGCCATTTAAAATCTCTAACATCGACAAAGTCCCAATCTGAGTGTGTTACTTTGTGGCAACCTTCTCTTGCACCCAGTATTGCCCACAATCCGTAATCAACATCTGCTCCTACACTCATCCAGACACAAAGGTTGTTTAGATTTTGTCTGTAAATTTTTTCTTTGAATTCAGGATTAGCAACTCTTTCACCCCTGTCCAAACTCATCTTTACACCTTCTCTGAACCCGGCACGCCATGCGTGTAGTTTAGATCCATTTGGGTGTGATGTTGAATAGACATTGTGCATTGGCATATATTTGCCATGAGCACCTCCATAACAAAATTCTATTTTTGCTTCTGGATCTCCTTCTTCAGAGTTTTCATGACTGTTCATGTTTGCAACAAACTGTCTAGTCCAACTAGACAAGCCTCCATTGCCATACATTAATCCATTAATGATGTTGTATCCACGCCAACGGAAAGTGGCATGTTCTGTTTCATCTGTTATTGTTAATTGTTGATTAAAGAAATTTGGGTCAACTGTGTTGTCACCGTCTACCAAAATAAATCTCTCTGTCTCTGACTGAAGGCCGGCGGCCCTGTGAGCATTGTCAGAACCATCCACACCGTGAACTCTTTTGGCCCATGGTACTTTGTTCAATAGATCTGCCCAGAACTCTTCGCACTGTGGCTCATCATAACTAAGATAGATTACATCTAGTTCCGCAATATCTAAGATACTATTCACTGTCTTTGTAGACGTCGTTGTTTTCTAAATATTCTGTAAGTCTTTGTTTTTCTGCCTCGAAGTTTTCACTAGTGATTTCCATAGTATCTATAACTAGATCTGGCTCACCTCTAACAGTTACAAAATAAACACCCGATACAATATCATCTGTGTGGGTAACTTGTCCTACTCGTGCGTCACTGGCTTTGTATATGTTATGTTCATTTAATTTCAATTCAAGTTTTTCGTTAATGACATGATATTCCCTTGTATATTTTTTGCCCTCTATGAATAACTTTCCAACATTAGGCTGTACTTCTATATAAGGGTCGCTTGATGTTGTAGACGCTTCAGCGCCGATTTGTGTAATACTGCCATTGTTTGCTGGGTCATAGTGTATCCTCCATGCCTTACTTGGCTTAGAGTCATCCCAATTAAATCCTTTAATTGCTTCTAGTAGTTCATCGCTCATTGTATATCTCCTTCAATGTATCTATCATCTTTTCTTTTAGAAATGATTTATTTTGGTAGTGAAAAGGCCCTGACTGGACAAAGCCACCAACATTAAGTCCCTTCTTGCTTAGATTCACAGGCAAACATCTCAGCCAGTTTGTATCAGGTGCTTCTACATCGTTCCAATCTTGTATTTTTGTTTTCATGTGTGTAAAATATGGTAGTGAATAAGTTTTATTATACACTACGTCGTCTAGATCGAGCAAGTATGCTGTGATACCAAATATCTCATCTGTGGTTGGGTGTTCTGGATACCAAGTGCCTGCAAAAAAATAATCAGCATAAAATTTATATCTTGCACTTACTTCTTTTGCTTTCTTAAAAAATTTATGTGCTAATTCTGAATATCTATAATAATAAATTCCGTTATACAACTTTGGCAAATCTTTCTTCTCGAAGTGCTTTCTATAAAAATCACTTGTTGCTATGTTACCTCTGTAGTCCTTGACATATGAAGTAAAGAATAATTCATGCTGTTGTAACTCATTCCACCACCAGTCAATATTGGATGTGAAAATCATGTCTGCTTCTACATGGATAGTTTCCTTGTATGGACTCAGATCCCATATTTGCCATTCGTTTTGCATAGGATGTGTCAATCCAACATTTTTTATTTCAACAACATGATCAAAAACTGGTGTGTAGTCTTCTGGTATAACATCTTTAGATGAAATCGCAATACACACTGAATTGATTTCTTGCGTGTTCTTAATACTAAGAGCCAGTGCATAAGCATTCTTAATATATTCTTCACCAGACGCAAATATGAAATATCCCCTATTCATCTAAAATTTCATCTGCAACCTTCATAGCAGATTCCTTATTCATGACATGGACGTTTTGTTTAGGAAATCCTGTGCCTGCCCAACCGGTGCCATATCTGTACACTACCTTTTTAGAATTAAGCATTATGTTTTTATCTGCTAGGCATAAGATTTTAAAAGGCAAGTCGTATTCGGTGGTTTCTTTTTTGCCTTGCATCATGTGTAAAGCCACACTGACTGCAAAATCATTCCTGTATGTTCTTGATCCTTCAAATTTATAGAACTTAGAATAGTACAGCCAATTCTTCTTAACTGCTTTCATCACATCAAACATCATTTTTGATTCTGAACATTTTGTAAAATATAAAACTGTTGCCCAAAACATCCTAATGGTTTGATGGTGAAGTCTAGCATAATCAATTATGTTATCTTGATAAGATATTTCTTCTACATGTTTACCACACAAAATATTTTTTTCAGTTTGGAACAATTGATCCAAGGTATTGTCGAACACAAAATAATCACAATCTATTAGAACTGTTTTATCAAATGGTGACAGTTTGTAGGCATCCGGACGAGACTGATTCTGCCATTGTATGGTTATGGTTTTTACGCCAACCAACATCGACCTCCTGTTTACAAGTGCGTTAGTTTCGGGCCCTTTGCCTTTGTATTCAGGTTCTGTTACAATTATGTGATCAAAATACTGTGCTGTGGATGGAGTTGTTTCAATTTGTTTCTTACCTTTTGCATCAGTAATCACAGCAACCAAATTATTTTTCATGAATCGTTTTACATTTTTTGCATTGGCGATAGCCATGGTGACATAATCTATTTTAATTTTATTCTTGTCGCTATCAAAAGCCTGCCCATTGAGAGCAAACATCAACACACCGTTAGTCATTGTTCATTATTTTCTCAACGGATCTTTGTTTCTTGAGTTGCTCGTATAAGATATGATACTCGTTCATTGCGTCATAGTAGCACGACTCTGCTTTTGCTATAAATTTTTCAATGTCATTTATCTTGATTGGAGTTTCATTTGTGTCCAGCATGATTAAGTCACGTGTGTTATCATGCATTTTTACAAATAAAATAGTGGCAGGATCGGCACAAAATAATCCGCCGTCACTAGCAAAGACCAATTTGTTCTTGGCTTTTTCTAAACCATTGCGTTTCTTAGTGTCTAATGCTGTTTTAAGATTTGAAAACTGTTCTACTTTCTTGAGAAATTCTGCGTCCATGTACAGTAATTATACAGCCAAATGTTATGGATTGCAAATATTAAGATCCAGTAAAGGAAGTGTTGGAAACCGACACAGTGCCACATGCATCATTGTTGAGTTGAGTCTGATTTGGTTTGCCTATTGTGATCGGAGCCGCAATGTCTCCTGTAACACTTGTGGCTTGTGCGTTACTGTGATCATCTTGAAAAATTTGTTTTATAGTAATAACCGAACCGTTGTTGCCTCTGCCGTCACCGTGGTCAGCACCTGGATTCATCTTGACTTCGTAATAGTTTGCACGATAGTTACCGTAACCAAACGCATCATCAATCGTGTATTTGAACATGGATGTATCTGTTGAGTTGGAAAGATCATAATATCCAGTAGTTGATAAGTGCGTAGTTGGAGAGTTGTCTCCTCCTGCTCCGTATCCTGATGAGTTATTTGAAAAAGTTCTAGTGAAGGTAGATGATAATAATTTGAGATCGCCAACTTCTGTTAATAAGTGGGCCCATTGTGCATTCCTTCCTGTGGAATCTGACAGTGATGGGTTTAATTTAATGTATCCACCTGCGTTGAAAAAGTATCTTGCTTCGTCACCACCAGCAAATGTAACTGTTGATGTTGCTGTGGCAGTGGCGGCCCATGTACTTGTATAGTTGTGTGCTGTGCTTGATTCTGTGATGTTTGCACTTGCGCCAGTTGTTCTTGCGTTGTAAAGTGTCGTAATATCTGTTGATAGATTAGCAATTACGGCAATTGCCTCACCTGCCGCTACGTTGAAATCTGAAATGTTAATTGATGTACCTTGGTGTTGTCTAATTGAGTTTAACCTAGCAAGTAGTGTTGTCCACTGTGTTGCTGTTATTGAGTTGCCTGCGGCTACTGCCGCCACTACGTTTGATTGTCCGTAGCCAGCGTCTCCTGTGCCTACTCCCCAAATTGTGTTAATTGATGCCGCACTGGTGTCACCTGTTCCAGCGGCGTTGCCTGTGGCAAATGTGTTGTATTCATCGTCTAGTATTACGTCGCCTGCTGAATAAGCCATTAGTTCACTCTCCCTAATATGTTTCTAATATTTATCATTTGACCGTAATCTCTACTAGTCCAACATCTGCGTCAGTTTTTGATGCTAATGCTCGGCCTATTACATTGGTCATTGTTAAATCTTCTGTGTCTGCCCCTTTGGCAGTACCCGGAGTACCTCCAGGAATAAGTCTTTGTCCTTTAACAACTGTACCTTCTACTTTGCATGGTACTCTCCCTGACAGAGCCACGTATGGGTGTGTCGAGTCAAGTCCTGCGTCTGCATTCATTTTGAATGCTGGATCAGTTGATATAACACCAAAACAATCATCTTCGTTTGGTGTAGTTTTTCTAATTTCGTTGTCGCCACCTATGTTAACGACATCACCAGGTTCAAGTCCTAAACCATGATAGCGTTCTGCTAGATCCGAATATTCTGCCGATGTTGCTGTTGCGTGTATTTTTGCATAAGTTGATATTGCAACATTACCTGCTGTAGTACCTGTTTCTGCTGTTGTGATACAAGCGAATTCATCTGCAGATTCATCCCAGATAAATGCCGCATTAGTTTCAACACCTCTGTCAATTAATAAACCTTTGTCAGTTGCTGATGTGTTAGTTGACCCAGAACCTAGTACAATCAATGGATCTGAAACGTTCAAGTTAGTTACATTGATGTTTTGTACAGTTCCCGATGTTGTCATTGTGCCGGTAACGTTTAAATTTGTGATGCTTGTAGTTGCTGTGGCACCATCGATAGTCATTGCTACAGTGTCTGCTCCACCATCGTTCACGTTGAATATGATGTCTCCATCTTCTGTTACACTTTTTAGTGTAGTGTTTGCACCGGATTGTGATATTTTAAAATCCGAATCAACACCAATTGTTAAACCTGTGTCATTAAGTACACCTAATGTACCTGACGTTGTATCGTTAGTGTCTGCTCTCAAATACCCTGCCGCCGCAGTGCCACCTAGTGCATCTGCATCTGTGGCAGTACCAACAAACTTATTAGAAGTGATTGCAGTCGAAAGATCAAATCCTTTCGATATTGTTGCAAATCCTGATATAGCAGTTTGTGGAGTAAATTCAACTGATGATAACATGCCAACGATTGTGTCAGCAATTTTAAATTGTAGTACAGTTCTATCAACACCCGAGTTATCTGTAATTGTTTGTGATACAGAACCTGTCACACCTGCTCCAGAAGTAGATATTGGACCTACTAAAACAAAAGATGATCCGCTGTAGACATATAATTGTCCATTTGTTGAATCATACCACAAGTCACCTTGTGCTGTGTTAGTTGGCTCTGATGCTGAAACGTTTGCTCCACTTACAGATTTGAATGACGAACCGTTGTAAACTTGTAATTGGTTTGCTGTGGTGTTGTACCAAATTTGTCCTTGTAATGGACTAGTTGGTGTGTTAGATGATGTGTTTGCAAAGTTTTCTAAAATTTTAACTTGGTTTTCATTGAGAACTTCACCGTATCCTGCATAGTTTTTACCTATGAGTGATAATGAACTTGATGTTGTATCTAGAGTACCATCAGCAACTGTGGCTACTACTGTTCCGTCTGTTTTGTTGATTGCGTATGCCATATGCTATATTTATATGTCCCTTATTTTCTCTGCCACTTCCATTTCATCCGCGATAGTCACATAATCGTAACCTGGATCTTCTGCGTAGACTTTCTTTTGTTCTTTTGTTTCTGCTTTCACTGTAGCAATATGATCTCTCAATGCTGTGAATTTCTCCGTGTTTGGTATGTCTGATTGGTCAAGCATGTCTATAATGATGTTTAATTGTTTGTGTATAGGAAATTCTTCTAATACTCTTATGTTTGCCGCATAATGTACTTCAGTTTCTTTAATTTTAACCTGTCCTTCCACCATCGATTTGACACTACCTGTTTCATAATCGCCCTGCCAGTAATGTGTTTCGTTGTCAAATTCAACTTCTTTGACAACAAACTTAGTCATGTCAATTTGATCCATTATGGTTGGTGTTCTTTTTAATGAGTCAGTCAGGTTGACCATCATAACACCATTCTTTTTATTGAATAAAAATGTTTTTGTTTCTACAGCCATGTTATGCTACCTTCCTTTGTTTAACTAATCCGTTCATTTCTAAACCTTGCATGATGCACACACTGTACTTTGGTTGTTCATCTGCCTCAATCTCGGTTACTGAGTGGGGAGTACTCATTTTCATTTCAAAAGTTGCCCCCGGTATCTCATGTACCAAATGTTCGTTATCGTCCTCATCCCAATACTTGAAATGCGGTTTGTCAGATTGTAAAAATATACATTTGAAAAACCAATACTTGCCTTGACTGTCTCTGTGTCTTGGTATGTGCATTCCTGGTTCATATTTGTTAACACAGTATAACAGCCTATCACTCCATTGTACAGGAATTGTTTTAAAAATTGCGTCTGTTAAATCTTCCGGCATATCATATTGATGCAGTTGTTTAAGTTTTGCTGTGCCATAGTGTGTAGCAAATTCTCCGCTTAAAGAATCTTTGTCACGGACCTTTATTAGATGATCATACTTGCGTACCAAAGTCATTACTTCGTCTACGTTTGTCATATAATTTTCTATCTGTTTAAACATTATGCTCCTGACACATATTCCCAAGCCGTTGCGCCTGCGTTTACTCTGTAAATTAAATCGTTGTCTCTTGTTGGGTTTGCCACTGTGCTTGAAACTGCTGTGACAACACCACTTACTACATTACCTATGGAACCAACACTACCAACTGTTACACTCAAAGTGTCTTTGGTGCTGGTTGTTGCCGCCACGTATGCTTTTGTTAGTCCCGCAAAATTCGCCACTGGAGCCAATGTTGTTAACAAGCCTTGTACTGTGCCTGCTCCTGTGCCTGTCTTTGCAAGTCCTGTGATATCAATCTGTAGATAAATGTCTGCGTTTCCGTCCACATATCTTTTCACTGCTTCTTCTGTGACTAATAATGAATTTGATGCGTTTGTGTAAACACCTGGTGCGTCTCCACCTAGTGCTCCGTCTGGTGAAATTCCTGTTACACTTGATGTTGAATCAGCAAATCCAAAACTGCTTACTCTAACCACTCCAGTACCAACTCCTGTTAACACAAGATCATCGTTGGTTCTTGCTGGTCTAATTTCGTTGTCTTCTAACACAATAGCGTCATTAATAATAACATTTCCTGTGCCTGCCGCACCCAGTTGTAATGAATCGTTTGAGTTGTTTGTTCTGATTTCGTTTTCTACAATACTAACACTTCCAACTGTGAGTGTGTCACCTTCATAGTTTGCAACTATTGTTGCTTTGCTTGAATCTGTAACAGCAGTAACTGTCGCCGCTGAAGTTGATAATACTGCTTTGAATTTGTCTTCACCCTCGTTCCAATATAGAATTGCAGAGTTTCCTGCTGATCCACGTTGGACATATATTCCTGAATCAACGTCTGCGCCTGAAGATGATCTGTTAAGTTCTAACAATGGATCTTCTATTGTCATGTTAGTTGTTTCAACTGACGTTGTAGTGCCTTTTACTTGTAGATTGCCGTTTACTATTACGTCTGCTGTTGCACCATCGATTAACAATGCTGTTGTATCAGAACCACCATCATTAATATTAAATTTAATATCTCCATCTGATGTTTGATTCTTAAATGTTACATCAGAACCTGAAACAGAGATGTTAACATCTGAGTCGATACCAACAGTAAGTCCTGTGTCGTTCAATACGCCAAGTGTACCGGAAGTTGTATCATTTGCATCTGATCTTAAAAATGATGCACTATCAATATTATCCAGTGTATCAGCATTTGTTGCCGTGCCATGTATTTTATGTCCAGTTGCAAGTGTAAGTCCAAGTCCAACTGATGTCGAACCAAATCCACTTGGTGCTGTATTTGCCGTAAATGCATTAGTAGAGGCTATTGCCCATCTAGTGCCTTTGTTATAAACGCCTACAACTTTTTGAGTTGCAGATAAATTGTCTGTAATTGTGTCTTGTAGGAATCCTGCTTTGCCGTCTGCTGTGGAAAAGATTGGTCCTATCAAATCAAATGCTGTGCCGTCGTACATGTATAGTTGATCATTTGTAGTATCGTTCCATAACATGCCAGTTGATAATCCTGTGCTTGGCTCTGATGCGGAACTTTCAACTCCTACGTTGACCCACGCCGCCCCAGTGTAAACTTTTAGTCTGTCATTTGTCTTATCCCACCAAAGTTCACCTTCGATAGGTGCTGTTGGTTCACTTGCTGAAGACGAGTTCTCAAGTAGTTTGACTAAGTTTTCGTTGAATGCTTCACCATATGATTGATAGTTTCTTCCAATCAATGATAGTGAACTTGTTGTATCTAAAACACCGTCATTAACGGTTGCTAGTATTGTTCCATCTGTTTTGTTAATTGTGTATGCCATATCTGTACTCTATTTATCGCTCCTTAACTTTCAATGAAGTTGGTTAACGACTGCACTCTCACTGTGTAATCGATCTGTATCAACCTGTTTAACGACTTTTGCACAGGGTGAAATATAACATGTGTCAATAATTTGCCTTGCCCTGCACCCGAAGCCGAATAGCCATAAAGTGAAAGTTCGTCAAAAACGTATGAATCTGTAAATGTTGTGGTGTTGTCAAATGCTGATTGTCCTGCAGGCTCACCATAATCTAACAAGCAAGTACACACTATGTCAGAATATACATTGCCTGATGTGTGCCTAACTTCTATTTTGTTCCTTGTAGCGTCTGAATTTGCCGCTGATAAGTCGTTTATGGACTTGAAATATGTTTCGTTATACAATGCTGAATTTGACCCTGAATTGTTTGGCGTCAAATATGTTATAACTCCAGTAGAGTCAACTGATGTGCCTCCGTTCCCAAAGTGCATTTCTTCGATGTATCCATCGGCTCTGTTTGCTATGGATTTAGCCAGTGCTTCTGAGAAATTTTCATAGTGTATTGCATTGCGTTTATCTACAAACACTTCCTCAGATTGTGGGTCAAAGATCTTAATGTGACCTTCGATTAGCACGCCTGAATTCTCGTCTGCTGGCTTTTGGGTTTGTTCTGTGTTATCTGTCATTGTTTTAATGTGTCCATATATTTATTAAGGTAGTTTTGTAGGGCTATTAAGCAAGAATGTCGCTTCGGGCCCTGTTGCTCCTTGTAATCCTGTTCCGTCTCCTGCTGTGCTTGTTCCTTGGTCAACCCACACTCTACCAGTCTTACGGACTACTTCTACTCTGCGTCCATTTGCTGGTGCAGTTGTAAATGTTATTGTAGCACTCGAACCATTAAATGTAAAGCCTGATCTTTGTTTGACGCCACCAACAAATACAGTTACATCTGCTCCATCTGATCTTGGAATAAATGCAGTCGAGTCTGCTCCATACAGTGCAAACGAATTAGTTGAACCATCTGCTGTATGTTTGCATGTGGTCACAGTATCTGAGTAACCTGGGATTGTTTGTGAATCACCTGCATCAGTTACAACTGTGCCCGATGGATGTGTGTCAACCGCACCAGTACCTAGTGTTCCACGCATAATTTGTCCTAGGCTGTTTTCTCCTAGATCTCTTGCAAAGTAAGTAATTCTTTCTTTGTTGATAAACACAATTCCTGGAATATTGCTGTCCAAATTTGGTATAGGCAATACAGAAGCATCAGCAACAAATATTTCACTGTCAGTAATCGACAATGCCTTGCTCAGTGTAGTATTGTGAGCATCTGACAATCTCTTATAGTGTGTTCTATTAATCATGTCTTTAAACAATCTGTATCCTATGGCTTCTTGTGTTTTTGTTGTTACAATCGATGTCACCACGACAGTATCTGTATTGGCATAACTTGCCCTTGGAATAAAAATTTTGTTATTTCTTAATTCGTAATCTGTGCCAGCAATCTGTATGTCTCCATTATAAGTTACCCAAAGATAATCTGTGTTGGTTGGAATTCTTGATAGTGTGTAAAATCCACCCACGTTTGAATCTGTCTGCGCCGATGCAGTGTCGAAACCTAATTTGTAAATGTAAACTGTATTACCTGCAGATGATCCTGATGCATTCAATGAAACCGTTGTGCCTGAAATTGACACACTAAAGTCTGCAAGTTGGTTGTCGCTCACCTGTCCATATTGAACATGAGAAACATTACCGGATTTTGCGGCAACATGTATAGTTGCAAATTCGTAATCTTCGTCTGTGCTATCATTAGCACTCTCAACTAAGATCTGATAGTATGCTCCATCAAAGTTTGCAGATGTTAAATCAAAACTATCCAGTGTTGTTGATGCAGTATCTAATGTTTGTGAACCTATAAACTCAATTCCAGTATCATTTTCTGTCACAGTAGCAGTGCCCAAGTTAGATGCTATACCAAAAACATTAACAGCACTTGATAATGAATTCGTTAAAGTCAACGTAAGCGTCGACCCTGAGTGCGACACAGCGAATGTGTTACGTGAAACTGACCCGTCTGCTGGTAGAACATTGTAAGCAGTATGGAAAGCAGTGGTTCCATTGTATCCAATGTAAAGTTGTGATGTTTCGTTACTGGTTCCGTCGCTCACTGTAACAAATATCTCAGCGCCTCTGTAACTTGACGTATCTAATTCATACACAGTTGTTGCTGTGCCAGTAGATGTATATTGTTTTGTAAATGCCGATTGATTCGAGTTGATTGGTTGTATTGCGTTGATGTCCGATGACAACACTGCCATTCTATGTGCTTTAACTTTGGTTACATTATCAGTTGCAGTTGCCTTGACTGTTACAACACCCGATGATATAGTTGCATCGTATGTAACAAAATCTGTTGTGCCTGTAGCATGTACCGTTGCAAGAACTGTATGTGAAACATTTGTACCATCTGTTGTCACAGTCAGCACCTCACTCTGTGTGTTGTCACTTCCGCTTGTTGCAACCACAAAGTATTTCACAGAAGTAACTGAATCTGTATTGAATGTGTCGATTGTGACGCCACTAGTAGTGACAGGATCTTTTGTAATCAAACTTTGATATGTACCTAGAGCCGCATCAACAAGTCCTGATCCTTTAAAAATTTCTGTTCTGATGCCAAGCAAGTCATGGTTTGTAAATGACGTGACCCTTAATTCATCATTCTCATCGCCCATGGATGTTGTGATTAAATTTGTACCTTCTATTATGTAATCGTGTCCTATTTTTACAACAATCGCAACGCCATCTCCATCGTTTGGTCTAGTGTTGAAGAATACAACTCCTGTACCTGTCACTGCCGCCGAGTCAGCCGTTACATTGTTTTGATCTGCTGTGTCATCACTTTGATCTGCTGTGATGCCAATGTCGTTTAAGAACCAATCGACACCTGCTGTCTGTCTCTCACCGTTGAGGTAAACTTCTACATCTGCAACACTTGGAATTGCCGCCGCATTAATTGTGGTCGGCAAGTTGAATGCAAAGGTACTGCCATCTCCGGAATAGTATGCTGTGTCAGGTGGTGTTAATCTTTCTCCGTTGCGTTCTATAATCACTGTGTTGTGCAATGGTCCAAACTCTGCTGGTGTTTGTGATAATGCGTATGTTGTTGTTGACCCATCGGATTTAATTGTTTGTGTGTTGACCTGTGAATATGTTTGTTCACCTGCATCGCCATCAAACAATGTTATTTGCACAGTCGATCCATTTGCTGGCGCTGTGCCAAAAGTTACATCAGTAGACGCACTGTCATCACCTTCTGATAATGTTGCTGTGGTTACTACACCATTCACTGTCACAAAAGCAGTTTTGCTTAAATTAATTGTGCTATCTGCAAGTGTAAATGGCACCGGCAAATTGAAAACTTTTTTACTGCCATTGCCTGTGAAATCTCTCTTGATACTAATTTTACTTCCACTAATGCTGAAACTTTGTATTGTGATTAATCTTCCTGCCGCTGGAGCCGATGTGAACACCACTGTGTTGTTTGCACCTATCGAATAATCAGATGATGAATCGTTCTTGACCCTTCTACGCAGGTTCCCTTCTACCCAAACAAACACTCCATCTTCGTCGGAAGGTGTCTGTCCTATTGCAAAAGTTGTTGTTGAACCATCCCCTATGTGACTGTTGGTTCTCATTATTGGGGAACCTTGTGCAGGATTTGTATAAACTTGCATGTCAAGAGTGTCAAATGTTGTGCCTGGCACAACTTCTTCTGGTGCATGTGAACTGTATTCATCTATAAATTGGTTGCCTTCTGCAATTACATCACTTGGTTTTGTACCCGCCAAACTGTCTGTGAACCCAACGCCATCTACATACTTGTCTAATCCAAGTTCATATGACGGAGTAGGAATACCATCTTCATCTATAAACTGTCCATCGTATGGTACAGCATCATAATTGGATGCATCATAACTTGCTTCAGTGTCAAATTTTGGACCTATCACTTTGGTGCCTGGATATTCTAAACCTGACATCAACTGTCCATAAATCACTGTGCTTGAATCTTGCACTCCTGGCATACCAGCATCTGTTGAATAATACTTTTGAATGTAATCAACAGCACTCCATTCTTCCAAATATGCAGTTATGTCTGTTGTGGCAGTGCTGTCTGCTAATTCTACTGCATCTGTGAATAACTTGCCTGACTTGAATTGCTGTAAAACTTTGAATATCTGATTTTCAAATCTTATGTTGTCCGCAGTGTATGTTGTTTCTGCTTTCCATTCAGCAATGGTTGTGTTGATTAATATGTTTGTTCCGGTAGTCCTGTTAAATTGTAAAGTTGTGTTAATTTGTCTAACCTTATCGTTGTCAATTACAGCATACACCTTTGCCGCGATGCCTGTGGAATCTTCTCTGCCGCCACCTGTAAGTGTGACTGTAGGAGTAGTGGTGTATCCTGAACCTGCGTTAGTAACTGTAATTTTAGAAATAGCGCCATTAGAAACATAAGCAGTTGCAGTTGCACCTGTGCCTCCGCCTCCGGATATTGTCACTGTTGGTACCTCTGTGTAGTCAGCACCACCGTCCGCAACTATGATCGAACTTAGTCCAAGTTTGTAATTGTCCTTATAGATCTTACTTGGATTGATTGTGTATCTTGTGTCGTATTGTGAATTGTTCACATCTGGTGCTTGATATTTTTGTGCTGTTTTGTCCCAATATGCCGCATTGTCGAAGTCTGTCATGTCGGCACCAAAGGTTTCAGTCTTTGCATAATTTACTCTGTACTGTCTAACTTTTGTGTGGAATGGTTTGACTTCATCGATATAACTCAACAGTGCATCTTGTTGATCCGGTTTGTATGTTGGATCCGTGGATAAATTTTTAAGATCATTCTCAACTGTCAAGAAAGATGTTTTTATTGCCCAATCAACATACAGTTGTTCTGCTAATATCTGCTGGATGCTGAAGAACCAAAGTTTGTTCCATTCTGCACCTAAGTCATCTATGTAAATGTCATCTATCACACCATCAATGATATTCCTTAATTCTATTATAGGTTGTTGATCAAAATTGTTTTGATCAAATGTATCACTGTCGTATCCTAGTGCATTGTCTTTGTAGGAATAAGCATTTTCTTTTATTTCTATAGTGCCATTGCCAAGTCCTATTTCATCATACTCTGCTGTGGCAGTTTTAACAAGCAATCTAAAATTACCGTCAAAGGATGTTTCAATTTTTACTGTGTCGCCTACATCAAATTTTGCGTCCGCTGGCAACAATAAATCTTCTGTTACTATAGTGTGATTGACAATAGTGTCCTTGCTATATCCTTTTGCATACCAATCTTTGTATGTCCAGTACTGTGTAGTATCATACGATTGAACTCTTGTACGTTTCCATGTGTTGTCTGCTTCGTAAATGTATATTGACCAATAACCGTTTGATTCTGTGTCACTAGCAACTAATACTTCCGTGCCTGTTGTAAGTGACGGTGTGTTTTGTTTGTTGAGGTATAAAAGTTCTGTGTAGTCTTGGACCTTAATATCCCATTCACCGGATAATGCTGTAGGTTCTTGCTCTTTTAAATTAAATGTTGATAAATTTTTAGTCGAAACAATCTTATAATCTTTCAAGACTGCATTGATGTTTTCTACAAAGGCAGTAAGAACCACAGTTCTGTTTACAATCATAGATTGTCCATCTTCTATTCCGTAACGTTGCGTTTCACTTAAAGTGTTATTAGGCACTTGATTGTTGTTCTCATCTCTGCCTACTATTGAACTTATTAATTTCTTTCGTAATATGTTGTTTGGTTTTGATTGATCATCACCTTGTTTCACTATCAACCATTCATCATGTTTAGGTAATGCATCGTCCACAGTTGCCCATTCGATGTGATGTACAATGTTATCATCGTCTAGGAATGGTCCAATGTTTGCATAACTGATCGCATTGTCTTTCAAGAACGCATTGTAGGCATAACCAACAGCACCAGGATCTGCTATAAGTCTTGCCACTGTTGTTGCACTTATGCCCCTAGTAGGATTGTTTGGAACTATGCTTGGGTTAAGCACCCAGAAATAATATTTTGTTACAAATGTCTGTGTAGTAGTGTCAAAGAAAGACTTGGTGCTGAAATATCTTTCGACCATTGCAGTTCCGGACACTCCCACTTCGTTGCCTTCTTGACTGTTAGTAAGTTGATTCCAAGCACTAGGTGGCTTGTCGAACTCTACCCACTCCATGACATCTACAGTAGAACCAGGAAATCTTGCTCCCCAGTTTTCGTTTCTGAATTCTGCAGTTCCTTGTTCATACCAAATGTAAACTAGACGCGAAGTGTTCAACCAAAGTTCTCCTACATGTTCTCTGCCCCATGATCTGCTTTCATCTATTACCGGCGCCCTTTCAATCTGTCTCTGTAAACGTTCTGCATTGGTGCCTGTTAAGTTAACATCTGTGTAAACTGCTGGATCATGATCAGAAATAAATTTAAGTTCCGCATCAGCCGGTCCTGGAAATTTACCTTTGATCGGATCAATCCAATCAATGAATCCAACTGTCTTGTTGTTGTTTGTATCATACAAGTAATTTTGTTTGATCTTGTTTGGATCTATTAAGTCTTCTTGTTGCGAAATTATTTCCCAACCAGTTGCAGATGAAGTGCCTTTGTTATATTCTATCATCAACCCACTGTTTGATCCTTTTGTGTCATCTTTTGGTGCACCAGCAAAAACACCAAAGTTGAATACTGAGATACCTGTACCAAATCTATCTCCTTGGTCAACTTCACTGCTGACCAGTTGCTGATCTAAAGCATAATAATTTCCATATTGTCCATATATTCTAACAGTTCCTGCCTCAAGTTCTGGATCAACAAATTTTGTTGTTGCAAAATCGAAAGTTGTTTCATTTAAAACAGTTGACCCATCATTTTTAAATTTGTCAAATGTTACAATCTTGTTTGCAGTTGCATTTTGACTAGACACTGCCATTACAGATGTTGTAGCATCCATTGAAGTCGTATGTCCAAACCTATTAAACATGTCTGGTGCATTAGAATCTATCACTTGTTGCTGTTGATATCTATAAACTTTAAACACTGTATTCATTTTTGGTGCTTGAGTAAATGTTAAACTGTATGATGATCCATCTACAGAAAAAGATCTACCAGAAGCAAGGTTATCTGCAGAATATAATATAGTATCTGTAGTTTCTTGTGTTGTATCTGCCTGGGCACCACCTATTGTGCTCCATGTTACTGTGCTGTCCGGTGCTGTTTCGTACACACCAATATTGGTTTCGCTAGTAGGAGCAAAACTTAATGTGTATATTGTGCTCGATCCGTCTGCTGTAAATGATTCCGACGACTGTTTGAAAGTGTACACCCTACCTGTCTCAGGAGCACCTGTTGGATTGTATCCTGGGGCGCCTACGACAATGTTACCTGCATCAGTGTCCATCGACACAGAGTAACCAAACTCAAGTCCAACCTGTTTAGTTGTTGGCACAAGTTTTGCTACCTGTACATAAATGCCATTGCCATCGTCTGCATAAACAAATACAGCACCGTTTGAACTTGTAGAATCAGAACCTTGTATTGCATGATATGGAGCACCAACTGCCACAAATTGTCCAGTCTTGTCAGTGGCTACACTCCATCCAAATTTGTCACCAGTCATCAATTCCGAATCTTTTATAATTCCATATGCGTCATATCCTAATGTTGTTGCGTTGTATTTGTAAATTTCTACTCGGCCTGTGTTTGAATCGGATCCTGGCACACCAAAAACTGCATGATTGCCATCTCCAGACATAGCAACCGAGTGTCCAAAGTTTTCATTTGATGCCGGAGGATTGCCTGTAACTGTTTGTATTGTTCCCCATGTTCCTGATGCATCTTTGTTGAGTATTTCTGCATAACCTTCTCCTGATAATGTTGTCTCTGCTGACGCAACAAATCCAATTATCTCAGTCTCACCATCTGTGCTGGTTCCAGTAACTTGATAATCTTCTGCTAGGATAGTGTCTGTCTCTATTGCCAACACATAAGTTGTAGAGTTCCATGATTTTACAGTGCCAGAACCAATCAACGAACTTGATGCATTATAAATTTTAACAGAATTGTTTACTTTAAAATCTAATGTAGAACTAAAGTCGCCACCGTCCAGCGTTACAACTTTTACAAATCCTGATGCAAATGGAGCCGACACAACCAATCTATTTTCTGTATCATGTGCAAGTGCAATAGCATGGCCATATCTGTCAAATTCTGTTTTCTTTGTAGCACTACTGCTTTCTGCTGTTGCTGATTCTTCTATGGTAAGTGCAGTTGCACTCTCAATTGTTTGGACAGTATATTTTTTGCTACTGGCTGTGATTATTCTATCACCCACTGTCAACTCTGTGTCAAATATTGTGTTGGTACCTGTGACTGATGAACTGCCGAGTGTAAACACAAAGGTTCCAGTCAAGTTTGTTGCACCAATGCTGACATGTGCAGGATTTATTGTGAATGTGTTCGAAAATGCTCCATAATCATTTCTAGTTTCAAGGTGCAGTTTCCCTCCTTGGTCTCCGGGGGCACCAACAAAAACGTTTTTGCCTGTTTTGTCGGATGCAATAGCATGTCCGTATTCACTAAACTGTTGCCTGTTGATGTCGTATTGTTTAATTTTTTCTACATAAGGCAGTGTGTTGATATAATTTACCCACTTGCCAGTGTAGTTTGTTTCATAACTGTTAGTGACTGTTACTATATCATCTTTCCTCCAACCTCTTAATGGAGCAGATGTGTTAATGTCTGCTGTGGTTGATAGTTTGAGTGATACAAGTTTAAGCAAGTTGCCGTTTTTAGTCATCGACGAGCCATCCTCACCAGGTAACTCATTCAATAGTTCGATCGAAAATTCGTTGTTGCCTTCGACGGTGCTGTCCATGGACCCTCTTTCAGGTATCTCATATATGCCATCTATTGCCGCATCAACGTCTCTCAGCAATATAATATCGTCTTTGGCCAAATTGTGTGGTTTGTCTGTTGTTATTTTTATTTGATCTCCGCCCAACACAGTTGACCCATCACCTTCGAATTTATCAAAACGTGATACTTTGATATTTGTCTCAGTCACCCTGTATAAGTTCCATTGTCTGTCCTGTCCTCTTGCAATCCAAATTGTAGTGCCTACAGTATAAAATTGTGGACTTGGTTCAGTCAGTAAATCTGACATTTCTAATTTTGCAAAGTTTACATACTCAGGATTTACAGGACCAGCATTGGCAAATTTGAACACATTCAAAGCACTGTTGAAGCCATTGTGATAGTTAGGATCGTAAGCAATAAATGGTTTGCCATTATAGTTGTTTGGCTCAATTCTAAGATTGGATTTTGCAACTTGGTATGAAGGATCATCTGCATTTACCTGTGATACACTTTCAACAAACTTTGCCAGTTTTGGATTTTCACCAAAAGATTTTTCATCTATTGCAAACTCGATGTCTTCTTGTGTTCTTCTGCCACCATATGCACCTGTTCTAAACGCCCATTCCTCATAAACATTGTATTTGTTCGAGTCGCTTGACCTAAATTGTGCATTAAGCAGTTTTGTAATAGAATTAATTGTGCCTTTTTCTCTTATGAAACCTTGATAGAACTTGTATTGTGCATTTTCATCCATGCCAAGATCTTCTAGGTACTGTCTTGGTTGGTAACCTATCAGGTGTCTTGCTAAATTCTGCTGTCCTTCATCAAAATTATCTGTGTCTAAGTTGTAGAAGTCCTCAAACTGTGCAGATCTATAATCAAAGTTTGGCAGTAACTTGCTCTCTGGTGCTTCGTTTTTCAAAGTCCAATTAATGTTAATAAAGTTTTCAGTGCCTGCATGTCTTTTCTTAGCAACATAAAATTTTGTTTGGTATTTTACTACATCACCTAAATTGTAATCAGTGAATGATGTCCAGTTTTCAATTTTTGCTTGATCAAATACAAATCCAGGTGCGTAAAGGTCTCCATTCCAATCAGCAGTTTTAAATCCTGTGATTTTTAATCTTTCTTGACGATAACCAAGTGCTGGATCATAGATTACATCTGAAAATACTGTTTTGTTATCAAACAATACCACATGTTCTTTTTGTATTACGTTAAATTTAGCAAAGTAAATGCCATCTTGTGTTGGTGAAGTGGTTAAGACAGTGGTGTTTCCTTGTCTATCCATGTTTACATCAGGTAAAGGTATGCCAATACCTTCTTGTTGCATTAATAGGTATCCTTCATATGGGTTCAATAATGAATCAACCACACCAGATGTGTTTTCATAAGTGATAGATTGTGATGCAGGAGACACAGCAATTACTGTACCAACTGCCCAATTTTGTGTTGACCAAAATAGGAATTCTTTTACACTGAGTGTCCAATCCGTGTTAGTGTCTAACTCTCTAGAGTACCCATCAAATACAAAACCTTGTGTTTTTAACCAGTGTTCATAACCTTGTATAAAGTTTGCAACTTCCTGTTTCGTTTTATATTCAGTCCCGTAAGGTACAGTTGTTATATTTGAAAAGAAAGAATTGTATTTTGCAACTGTCACTCCGCCTGTTAGAGGAAGGTTAGAACCAATTTCAGTAAGTTTGTCAGTTTCAAATGTTGCACTTGCTGTGAATGAACTGTTGACTCTGTAAAATTTGCCACTGTTCTTGATAATCGAACCAGCAACATAGAAGCCACCTATTTGCCATTCACTGAATTCTTCAGTTGTTTGTCCAATTGATATATTAGAACTTAATTGTGTTTCAATGGGTGCATAAATTTTGAAAGATCTTATTAAAGGATCATATCCTATCACCTTAAAACCTGTTGCGGTCTTTTGTACAATCACTCCACTGTAAGCAGAACTTTGTAAAGGCGAACTTTGATTTAAGAAAATTTTATAATTTTCCTGTGGAATGAACACGCTACTACTGGTTGAACCTGGTGACACAGCATCTGCAATAGCCTTTAGATTTGTTTTATCACTAAATCCACCAATTTTGTAAGAAAGATTTACGTTAAGATTTACTACAGGATCAGTAAAGTTAGTTTTGACATCTAAATTTTTACCTTTCAGATACTCAACAATCAACGGATGGTATCCACTTGCATAATGTTCTTGGGTTTCGCCTGTAAAGTCTACATACGACCCGCCATAAAAAACAAAATCTTTTGGTTGTACTGCAACTCCTGTGCGATTGTACACATACTGTTCTGCAGGATTTTTAAATATTCTTGCAGTGTCCCACATAACTCCGAAATATCTTGCTGGTGAAGTTAATGCGTTTATAATCTGTACAGCAAAAGGATAATCTGACGAACGTCTCCATGCCGTCTCTGCCGGAGCATGGTCGCCTGCTACAAAGTCTGCACTCTGTTCATCTTCACTTGCAACAATTCTATCAACAATAAAATCATTAGGTGAGCGTAAGTTACCTTGTGCATCAACCGGAAGGTATGTGCTTAATCCTGTTCTGATATATCTATCATGTGTGCCTGCCCTGTCGCCTTCTTTAATAAATCCATTTTCTAGATCATTCCATAAAATATCATTGCCTGCTGTGTATGGTGCCGCTCCATATCTGCTTTCCCACCAAGTAGGTTGCTCTGCGAAGCCAACCATTTCCCATGGATGGGTGTGCGGACGATCAGTGTCAAATAAATCAACAAAAATTCCACGCCAAAATCCTTTGAGCAAGTTTCCTGTTTTCTTGTTTTTGACCTGTGAATAATTCCACGTGAACGGATCTTCTGCGTCATAATTTTTATGCGATGTATAGTCAACCTGATTGTCACCAGTCCAATCTAAGAATAACCTATTTTCAATTTCTTTCCATTCAGTCGGTGTCCATGCATCTGATCTAAAATCTCCTGGTCGTTTGCTTATGTCATGTAAGTTCTTTTCATCGTAACTAACTTTAATGTTGTTGTAAATCCTTTTTTCTAATTCTAAAACAAAGTCGTCTCTTATATCTCCATATGCTTTTGTTAGAGATCCATCATGCCCTTGGATTACCGTTATACTGGTCGAGTCATTGAATTGTGTGCGGTATGTGTCATCTATGTACTTCTTGGGTTGGTATGCTGGATACAGTCCTAAAGCAGAAGGGGTAGGTGGTATGTGACTGCCGTCTGTGTTTGGATACTCTCTTATTTCAATCTTATCACCTATTGTAAAAGTAAATTCACTTGTGAATGTTAATGTTGAACTAGACGAATCAAAAGTATAATCTTTGCTGTGCGTTTTTTGTTCATTGTTCACCCATACATAAACTGCTTTGTCACTCAATTCTGTTTTGTCAAAAACAGCACTCAGTCCATAAGTTTTGTTTGTGTTGTCTGTAACATTGTATGAAATTTTTGTGTAGTTGTCACCGAACCCTACCATGTCACTGTGGAAGAATGCAAATTCTTCGGATTTGTTTGCGGACACTTTTTTAATAATTTCGTCCACTCTATCTCTTACTTCAGAAGAGATCTCTTCACTAGTTTGTGTAGCATCAATGCTGTCAATCTGCTTTATAAAATTATGTTTAAATTTTGCATATTCTTTACCAACATACTTCAATGCTGAATAAAAATTTGCATTAGGGTGCGTTAACAAGAAAGTAGCCAATGGTATGGATCCTTCGTGCTGTGTAATTCTTCTCCCATATGCTTTTGTGTCTGGTAAGTCTTTTAGATTTGTGTACCCGGGTTGTGTACCAACAAAATCTGTTAAATCTTCTGTAATACTCAACACATGATTGTTCAATTCGCCAAGTGTCAACGATTCAATAGAAGAGTTTAAACTGTTTCTTTCTAAGTTGTCGGGCATTTCGTAATACCCATTTACATTTTTTGTATTGTAAGGAGCATGTGTTTCCAAAACAATCTTATCTCCTATCGTTCTACTTTTTATAAATTTTATAAATTTGTGTTTGTCCTTTGTTTCTATTGTGTAATCTGTTGCCAAAGTTTTTTTAACATTGTTAACAAAAACATCTATTTCTAATCCTGTCACATCGGCCACGTTGTTATAGGTTTTGATCTTAAATGTTTTTAGTTCGTCTTTGACAACGATTACATCAATAACTCTTTGTTTTGTTAATCGTTTTTGTTTTGTCCAACTGTTACGCAACTGAAAGGACACTGTGGTATTGTTGGTGCTGTCTACACCGACCTCAACATCAACTAAATTCTTCTTATAGTATGCAGAAGCAGTGTTGATAGTATTTTTTTGAGCGTTTTCGGCATCCAAATATGTAAGAGACTCTGTGCTAATTGTATTGTTAAAGACTATGTCTGCTACGGTACCAAAGTTTTCGTATTTTATTTTCACACCATACTCTGTATCTGTCACACCTGTATCTGCTTGTGCTACCTCAAACAATGTAGTGCCTACAAATGATGATGCAGGGTAACTTGTTGCATCAGTAAGTGCTGTGCCAGAACTGTTAAACAAGTCAAATAAAGGTGCTTGTTGCACTTTTGTCTTTTGTTGGCATTCTACCCATGCACTGCCATCGAACCTATATTGCTTGCCTTTGTTTGCTGTTCCGTTACTGACTACAACCGTACTGCCTTCTACTGGTTCTTCTTCGAGTGCGAGATCTAGATAAAGCACATTGGAACTATCGACACTCACAAACGTCACAGTGTATATGTTGCTTTTGACTGATGCATCAGTATCGTTTTGGAATATTATTCTGTCTCCTTGTTGCAATTCTACCGAATCGATGAAGTACCCAAGTTGTCCGTTAACAAAAGAAAATGCATCAGTAGAGGCAGTTTCGATTGCCGTTACAGGTTTCAACCCTATGTTCCCATAGTTGTAAAGTTGTATTCCTCCTTCGAACTGAATGATTGGTCTTTTTGCTCTTGCTGTTTGATCCAATAAAACTGTGTGTCCGTTGTATGTTGCTGTATTTTTTATAACTGATTCGTGGAACCATCTGTTTGATCTTGACCAAGAATTAAAATCCTTCGAATTTCTATTGATAGTAAAATAATCTTTTTCTACTGGTACATTGTCACCAGCATCCCATGGATTTTCATCAAAGTTTTGTGTGCCATCTTGATCCCAAACTACAGTGGATGTAGCAGAACTGAATCCTTCTGGTACGACCATTCTATCTGTGCCTAGTAAAACAATCTCATTGCCTACTCCTTCGACATAGTATTCTTTATTTTTATAAGCCGCAGGTATCGATCCTGCAAATTTAATTTTAAGTCCGTTTTCAAAAACTACAGAGTTTGAATCTGTGTAAGTTTTTTTGCCTAGTATTTCAGTTGTGATATCAACTGTTGTAAATCCGTCCTGTAAGTCTTCTATAATGATATTGCCTTGCATAGAACTATGTCTACCACATGCATAAAAAAGTAAGTCAGGCAAGTCACCGCCTTGATCGGTAGCAGGCACTGTGAATGTAACTGTACCTACGTCTTGTCCTTGGTCAGTAGTTCCTGTGTCGTACTGGGAACCGGCTCCATCTATCTTTTGTGTTTTGATATAAAATGGATGTCCTTTGGCGTCAACTTCGAAATTGTATGTGTTTCCCCTGTACAGTGTAAGATTTGGATTGTCACCTGTGTATCCACTAAAGTTGTATGCTCCTGCGGCATTGTTTGTTACCTTGATTGTGCTAGTGCTACCTGGAGTAGAAATATTTACAGGTACTACACTAGGTCCTTGTGGTAACCAATAGTAATTTCTATAATTTACTAATGTGTCGACATCGACAGGAGGTGCCCATGAATGAGATTGTTGTTTAAATAATCTATCATGGTTGGCCTTGTTGCCACCTAAGAATTCAAGTTGGTTAGCAAGGTCAATGTATGAAGAATAATAATCTACTGTGCCATCGTCTTTGACATAGTTGACACTAGGTTCTAACTGATAGTTTTTCCTGTCGTCATTTATTTCGTCAAGGTAATTGTCTGTGTTTTTAAAACTAGGACCTTTTTGCGAACCAATGAATCCAGATATTTTTTCTAATTCACCTTTCTGTGTCCACTGATCCAGTGTGGCGTTTAAGAATTTCTTATTACGTTCTGTTTGAAAAACTTCAGGTAATAGCGTAGTGGTTGTTCTAGAAACCGTTGCCATCTACTAGTACCCCGAACCTGAACCTGATGAACTTGATGATCCCGATGAACTTGATGATCCCGATGCACTTGATGAACTTGTAGTAGTTGTGTTAGTCGTTGTGGACACACTGCCTCCTGCTGTTGCTGATGCAGTCGAAGATGTTGTAGTTGCGGATGTAATAACTGTGCCGCTTGCCTTGATGTTTCCTTGTGATATAGAAGGTATAATTTCTACATCGTCCACTGTGGCTCCACTAACAAATATTTCATCTGAATTAGATTCAATTTGGAAAAGTGATCCAAATGCAGTATCTTGTTTGTTAGGTACAATCACTATAGAACTAATTTTTGGTGCCAAAGCATTGTGGATATATGTTGAAAGTTCTGTGTAAAAGAAAGAATCACCAAATGTCCAGTTATTCAAACTGAAATAATTGTTAATTGCATTAATAACCGACGTTTTTATGTCGTTATCAGTGACTGTCAGTGCTGTATTTTTAACAACTTTAAAAGTAGCCTGTAATGTACCATCCGCATTAGGGCCAAACAGTAGTTTATATTTGACGGGTCTATAGACGATTTCATCTGATACGTTTTTGTATGTGCTAAGAGTAGGATCATAGGATGTTCTCAATGCCGCTGTAGACGGCGACGCAGGTGCTGTACCAATTTGTCCATTGTATATCCATTGTCTAAATTCAGTATCGTATGCAGTAGTAAGAATATGTAAATCAATCAAGTTGCTAACAGATGGATCAATACGTCTATCATATCTTGCCGCATGTTCGTAATTGTAATTTAAACTATCTCTACCTATGTCTGCTTTGTAATCATCTGACACATCTACTAATGCTCCTTTTGATGAATCATATTGTTGTATTGTGCTTGAGTTGTAAAAATGGAACAGTTGTCCGTTTGAATATTGTGTAAGATCAACACCAGTGCCACCAGATGATAGTACGAAGTCAGTACTTGCTACCACATCATAATAATCAGACGCTTTGCTTACATCACGTTTGAAGTACACATACTTTGCTGATTCATTCTTGGTTGGATTGACCACACTAGAAAATAGATCTGGATTGTCAACAACACCGTCGTCATCTGAATCATTAAATGATACTGCAACTTCTCTAGTGTCATTAAATCCAGTAGATAAAACTCTATTGCCAACAATAGCAAATGCATAGTCTTCCGACAGTTGCACAGTGCTATCAGGCATTGTGTTAAATTTTAAAACTTTTACTTGATCTCTCACAACTTTACCTGTTGTTGCATTGAATATTTTTTGATCTTCGTCATAGAAGAATCTATTTTTGCTTGCCGATCTGAAAACATAATTTAAGTTTCTAGTTTTCATTGTGTAAACTTGATTAGTTGCTGTAAACTTTAACAACCAACTTGCATCTCTGTTTGCTCCGGATGTGTTTCCTTGGAATCCTAAATCAAACGTACCATCTGCATTTAAGTTTGTTTCTGATATGAACTCCCATGCATTCGTATCAATATCGAATGTTAATCCAAAATTTTCAAAATTCTTAATAGCATCAATCATTGTGCTTTCAATAATACTTGTGGTGTTGATTGCGAAAGCAGGGATAACTTCTTTTATTATCGCTGTGCTTGGCACCTTGTCTGATAAAATAATTGGACCTGTGCCGTCTGTGAAGTTTCCTTTTCCGTAGTTTGCACCATCTTGTTTTACACTTACAACTTTTGTCCATATCACTGATTGTGATCCTGCATGGCCAACAGCGCCTGACATCAGTGTACCGTTCGCCATAAAGTGTTTTCCTGCAGGTGCTTCAAATTTTATTAACGCACCAGGCTTAACGTACTTTAAATTATTAGTAGTATAGTCACCGACTGCTAATGGGCCTGTTTCACTAAAGTAACCTGAGTATGTGTTAGTTGCTTCGGTGCTGAGCGTCCATGTGTAATTTGATCCAGTGCTTTGTCTTGTATATTTGTCGTAATAAAAATCTCTCACGCCCACAGATTTTAAGGTAGGATTAATTGTGTTAGCAATGATCCCTTGTATCTCGCTGTTTGACTGGTATGAGAATGTTGTAGTTGGTTCAACAAATTCACGATATACCAAACCTTCATCTGCAAAAATATTTGTCGATGAATAAGCACCTGTTGGATCGATCAAGTCATAATATCTTGAAATTCCTGATGCTGTTCTGTTGACTGCTTTTGTTTTTGCAATGCCTTGGAACTGTGTCAAAGGTACAATCTGATAATCTTCTGCTGTGGTCATTCTGTTGTTAGAATAATATGCCTGTGGTGCTTTTGTTTTGATATCTAAGTTTGATTCAGTTGCTACTGCATTATCAACAGTAGTCTGCAAATCCATAGTAACTGTTAATGTGTTCAGTTGTCCTTTGGCATTTCTATATTGCACTGATGCTGTTACGCCACGCATGTCTCTAGGTCTAATTGTGTAAGTTGCATTTATAGAACTACGATAATAAGCACGGAATAGTCCGTTTGGATTTTCTCCAAACACTCCATCTGCAAAGACAAGGTCAACTGCATCGTTGGCTCTTGTGTTTACACTGAAAATTTTCCTTACTGATTCTGATAATGAATTGTAAATTGCATTGTTACCTGTGATAGCAGGAATCTTTGTCCATGCATTATCTATTGTGCCATTCTGTGTTAAATCATACAGCCACACATCTGAATTGTTGATGTTGTTTTTATCTATAGACACTGTGGTGTTCGGAGATGGATTAGAAACAGTGAATTCTGAAAATCCTAGATCACCTTGTTTGAACAACATGAAAAATCCTGTGTTCTCAGATGAGTTGCCTTTGCCGTCTGCTCTATACAACATACCTAATCTATTTCCTGGTATAGGTGATTCTTCGTAAATGTAATTTTGATTTCTAAATGTTGCACTTACAATTTCAAATGGCATTGGTTGTGAATTTACATTTCTTGTAAATTTTAAAACAGGAACATCGTTATTTGTAGTTGCGAATTTGTATTGGTGTGTCACTATACCGCCAATGTTGTCTTGAATTGCAGGTGAACCAAATTTTTGTGTGCCACTTAATGATGCGTTGAAGACTGCTATAAATTGTTCTAACCAATTCGAATTGGTAGGGTCGCTCCAACTGATGACTGAGTTAGATAGATCTGCTCCTGAGGAATCTGTAATTGATTCTGTTGTGCTTACACTTGTGACTTTTATAAGTCCACTGCCTGTTTGATTTCTTTTTGGCACATAACTTAATAGTCTTGCTAATCTTAAAATACTGTCACGTCTTTGTGCTGTATCGATGAAATTTTCTCTTGCGTTTAAATCAGTTCTGAATGATAAGTTTTGACCTAGATATGCAATTAAATCTATCAGTGCAATATACTCTGATGATTCAATATAATCATTGAAATCCTCTGGATAGTTATTTTGCAAATACTGTATCATAGTTCTACGAAGAGTGTCAAAATCGTAGGATGCAAAATCACTTTGCTGGAAAGATCTGTAGATCTTCTGCCAGTCTTGTGATACTAGTAAACTATTTTGTCTATCTGTTGTGGCCATGTTATGTGTGTATTTATTTTAGGAATAATATGCGTACTTATTAGTATGCCGATGGCACACTGGTATTGGCGCCTGCTTCTATTGGATTTGATGTCACATTCAGGCCTTGTTCTTGGTCAAATGCAAGTGATAGTGACTCTCCTATGTTGTATGGAATATATGTAATGTCTAGAGAAATGTTTAAGCCAAACTCTTGTTGTTGTATTCTTAGTGTGTCCAGACGCCATCTAGGGTCTCTGCCAACTACTTCTAACACATCTTCTTCAACAGATTTGCTTAGGTCTGATGTAAAAGGCTCAAACAGCAAATCCCACACAATAGTACCATAATCAGGCAATTCTAACTTTTCACCTTTTTTGATGTAAAATGCGTTCAACAAGTCTGTCCTAGCAAGTTCATAATCATAAAGTGTGTTGGAATCAAAATCCCTATTCACAGTGCTAAAACCCACATAACTTTTAAGATTACGAGATTGTGCTAATGAGTCGCCTGTTGTAGTCTTTGTTAATTTTACTTTTGCCATATTATCCTGCGTTTGTATCTCCGGAACCTGCCACATGTGGATGTCCACAGTTGGCATTATCACCTTGTCTTATCACAAACTTGCCTCCTGCTTTGACAGTGCTTGAACTGTCCACAGTGCTCATCGGTGCCGCGTGTACGGCTATGCCGTGTCCAACATGTGGACCATCGCCTTTAACATTAATGGGTGCTCCGTTTACAATCACGTTGCTCACTTGCCCATTGGCCAGTGTGCCCCCTTGTATGTTGCTTACCCCTATTTTTGTTATTGCTGGCATACTGTATTTACGTCCTTGTGCTTAGGTCATTTGGTGACTTTTTATCTTTGAGTGGGTTTAAATACTCTCTGTCTGTCCTGTCTCTAGTTACGAGGCTTCTAACTTTATCCTCATGCAACGACCATTCTTCATGCATAGGTATCCTTTTCATAATTGAAGTTAATTGCAACTTGTTGCCTTGTGCTGTAACTGATCTTGAATCTGTACGATAAGGAAACACATACTGTGAATCTGTCGCGGGTCCAACGTGTACTCTTAGTGGTTCTATAGTGGCCTGCTCTGCTGTTGCTGATGCTCCTGCTGTGGTTATAGCAACTGTGCCTGAGTTCAAATTGATTGTACCGCCATCTATGTCCGTGCCTGCATTTGAAACTTGCAGTTTTGCAGTGCTTTTCAATGAAGTGTCGCCAACACTGTCCACGTTAACTTTGCCTGTTGTTTGCAAATTAAAATTGCCTGCCACACTGTCTGCGTCTGTAACTGCTTGTAGATTTATGTTTGATGTCAAACTGTCATCTTTGTTTGCAGTATTTCCTACCAACACATCAACATCACCTGTGGCATGTATCCTTACGTCTTTTCTTGGAATCACAACATCGTCCTCTTTTCGTCCTACTTGGGTGGCCCTTATATCCACATTGCCACGCAATGATTCCATTTTGAAATCTTGGTTGACTTCAATCCTGCCTTCACCATTTGCCTTGATGTGTGTTTCGCCTGCTGATTCTAATCTTATTGCACCTGTGCTGACGTTGTCTAGTTCCTTATCATGAAATGCGTTGACGTCGTTTCTTGTTGTGCCGTCCGCTTTCATGTTGATGTTCCTGCCTGCCTCTATGTTGACATCTCTGTCTGCCCTAAAGTTGAAATCTTGTTTGGTATGCACACTCACAGAGTCGCTCGCAAATATATCAATCTTGCCATCTTTAGTGAATTCCATCCATGAGTTGCCATCTGCAGAACCAATGTAAATTAATCCTTCTGTGTCGTGCATCACTATCTGATGTCCAGTGCGTGTCCTTAGTCTGATAAGTTCATTTGATTTTACACCAATTGTTTGGTTGTCAACGTTTGTTTGTGGTGTTCCGTCATCCATGACAAATGTGTGTCCACCTTGTCTTGAGTTGGCTCTTTTAATTACTCTGCCGTCCTTGTCTTGTATGGCACCATGAAGGTTACCTACATCTGGATTGTTAGATATCTGTCCAAACAAATCCACTGGCCCTGGAGTCGAAATACCAAACACTTGTGATGGTGATTCTCTCCTTCCGGAAGATGATGTGTTGCCTCTTACATTGTCGTTGGCCAACCCTTGTTCAATCAGCCTGTCCACAAATGGATGCACTGGTTTCCTAGTGGTGTCCGGAGTGGTCCTGACAGATTCTGCCTTGTTGAATTCCGTTGTTGGCGTTGCACTTATTTTTTGTTGTATCAGTTCAGAGTCATAATCTGCACTGTCCTCGTCTACGTCTTTTAACCTAGTAGATGGGTTGCCAGGTAGCATGTTGTTCATGTATAGGTCTACTGGGTATCCTATGATGTACCCTTTGCTGAGATCACCTTCTTCGAACATAACTGCACACTGTGTTTCGATGTCAGGTGGTGGCATCCACATACCATATGACTTTTGTGAATCACTCCAATCCTTACTGCCGGGTTTTGTAAGATTACCCGGTGTGACCCCGTAGAATGGAGTCAAGTATCTCACTGTGATCCATGTGTCAGGATTGGCTTCCTGTCCACCGAATGCCGAAACGAAGACTTTGATCCTTCCGTTGCGTTCCTGGTCTGTGGTGTTCTTCACTTTCGCTATGTACAGTGCATGACTGGCCACACGATTGCTAGATGTTATAAAATCTCTATTTGGTTTATTGGTAAATTTTTCTGTTGCCATTATCTTGCTTCTTTGGTCCTTTCACCGACGTCAAATGCAGGCGTATAGACATCACGACCAACACTGCTTTTGCTCTTGGTATAGAATCCGTTTTCTACCTGCCATTCTCTTTTCTTCCTGTAACATTCACTTTTGCCTCCTCCAGCATCTAGACAGGCATCTTCAACTCTTTTGCCTTGTCTGAATGACGCATCACCTGGGCTCACAGTAACGAATGTTACTCCAGTCGATTGATCGAACTCAGGATTTGATTTGCCCTCGTAGTATTCTTCCTTAGTTAGTCCGTCATATTTGTCGTAGCCGGCTTTTTTCTCCTCGGCAATATATTCTGTGACTTCTCCACCTGATACAGTTTCCTCTGTCACAGTCTTGGTCCTTTTGTCGCCCTCTATTGCTGTTGTTTCAGTAATAGTCCTGTTGCCCACTTTCGTCACCGTGGTGCTAGTTGCCACACTTGCTCCTGCTGGACCGTATGTGTCGCCGACACCTTGATTAGGAGATAAAGGATTGTATATGTCTTTGAATCCACCATCTGACTTGAGGCCAGATACTGTGCTGGTTTGCGTGTGTGTCTGATCGTTGTTCGATGCCAATACAGTGTCTGCATTGTTGCTGTAATTGTTTTGGTCAGATGCTGTGCCACCTGAATTCGTTGATGCTGTGTCACTTGTAGTACCACTCTCACCTGCACTGTTATTCAACATCCTAACGATGTTGTTAATGTAAAGGCCACTCCTGATGGTTGCTTCTGTCGGTGTTTCTACTTCTGTCTTACTGCCTGTTTCGAATGTGTCAGGGGATGCTGGTGCTATGCCTTGTCCTCCTGCGACTCCGTTCGTCATGCCAGTTTCTTGTGCTTTAGGTTGCTCAAGTTCTTGGTGTCTACATCTCACCATGCCTAGTTGCTGTGTGAATCTGCCTTCTTCGAAATTACTGTTCACTGATATCAGTCTGTAGAATCCACCAAAGAATGATGTATCATACTTTCCGCTACCTTGTAGACCTGCCATCAGTCCTGTCTCATCATCGATGTCTGTTGGAGTCTTAAAATTAACCTTCACATAGACCTGCCCGTTGTTAGCGTCGATCGATCCATCTTCCAGTTCGTATGCGTTTGCCTCACTGCGTGGAAGTACGTTTGGATTGAAGTCTTCTTGTGCCAAATAGTAAGGATCGCCCAATATGTCCATTTCTAAATTGATTAAATCTGCCTGTGGGTCTGACAGTTGTTTCTTAATTATGGATGCTGTTTTGTATCCAGGAACTGCTCCTAGTTCACCACCTTGTGTTTCCGACCTAGTGTCAGTATCAGTGATCTTGGTTTCTACAACTGCAAGTCCTTTGTCAAGTGCCTTGTCTCCTGCTTCACTTTCACCATAGTTCTTTGTAAGCACCGACGTCTTTGTTATTTTGTCATTTGTACTGCCAGGTGTCTTGTCTGGTTGTGCGGCAGTGGCGGCAAAGAAAGCAAAGTTGTATTGTAGATCAAAATTCAGGATGTCTCTATTCTTGCCTGTGTAGATGTAATCATATTCTCTCCCAACTTCCTTGACATTTATTTTCACACTAGGATCTGAGTTGGGCAGGGCCACATATTGGTCAACCCAGTATGGGCGTACTATGAACTTGTTTGGTGTGGCACTGTCGTTAGCATCAATCCATTTGTAGTCGATCTTGTACCATGGCACTTCGCCATATGAGTTTACATCCACATTCATTGTCTCGTCAGTACTGAACTGACGCATGATGTAATTACTTGAATCTATAATGGCTTGTATTATGCTGAGTACTGGTGTACCCGCGTTATAGGTATAGACTCTAGTGCCGTAATTGTCATTAAATTTAACTTTGCTAAGATCACCGAACCCTTGATCATTGCTGACTTCAGTGTTAAGTTTTCCTTCAGCGTTGAGATCAAAACTTACTTTGTTGGCAGAACTAGAAAATGCGTCATGGTTCATTGTTGATTTAAACAATTCTACTGCCAATTTGGAATCTGCGCCTCCACCTGTGAGCAGTATGTCTGAGAATGGCACTTGGCCTGTCACAGTATTTCCCTCATACAATCCAGTGTTGTATCCTTCTACATCGGAATCCTCTTTTCCTGGTGTAGTACCATACTTGAAAGGTTTGCCCACAATTTTCAGATCATAACCTTCCTTGTTGGTTTTGATCTTAGGTTGCTCATTCAATTGATCCTGTAGATTGTATATCAATTCTCCCACTGTGGCTCCTTTGATGTTGATTGGTTGATCAATCTTTGCCCTGTTGTCTGATAATGTGTTGGCATTGTATGGCACTGCTGAGAAATTGTATTCAGTACCTCCACCCGTGACGTTGAATTGGCAGTTTATAATCTTCATTGGAAAATATTTTTCCACACCAGAATCAGATGGTTTGCCTTCATCGTCCATGCCGTAAAATTTTAGTTTCAGCAAGTATATCGCTTGTAGGTAATTCGCATGTCTTGCCTGCACAGCGGCATCATGCAAGTCGTCTAACAGCGATGCACCAAATGGTTCGAACACTGTGAATTCAATATTGTGTACGTTTGATGTCACAGTAGCAGAGTTCAACCCAATCACACTGCTGAGTTGCATATTTCTTACATGATAATTTAATTGTGAACCTGGTGCTAGTTGCGGACCTGCTTCTGGCAGTCCACTTGTCTTTATAATAATTCGTCTGTTGGACCATATGCTGAATTTACCTGATGCATACTGTCCTTTGGTCAGTACCGACAGTTGGAATTCATATGTTGAAGGTTCTAATCCATACAAAATGTTTTCACCTACATTTCTTGTGGACATCACTGTCTTTTGTTTTCTTTTCTTTTGTGCTGTTTTAGTGCCTTCGACCACATCTGATTCACCTGTTTCGCCGACTGAAACTTCTTTGTTGTCATCTATTTGTACAGGAGTTTCTAGGAACCCCGGTGGTGCCTGTGTGTTGCCATACTCAGGTGTGCCTGTGGCACTCTGTGCCACTCCGGCTTCTGCCACCCTGTTCTCTCCTGTGAATGTCTTGGTCGCCGGTGCGTCGAATGTTTTTACAGTAGGTGTTTGTCCGGCCGCTTGGTTGTTGGTCAAACTCTCTTTAACATTTGGTGCGTTGATGACTGGTTTTGTTTCTACCACTGGTGCAGTTTTTTGTGTAACACTGCCGGTACGCCTTTGTGTAACACTGCCGTTGTATGTGTTTGTATTCACTGCTGGTGCAGTTTTTTGAGTGATATCGATTGAGTTTGGTTTGACTGGTGTGTTCACCTGTCTGATGTGGTTTGCGATCTTCTGTTCTTTCTGTAATATTTGATTGTTGTATACGTTCTTATTTTGTGTGGGCAGTTTGTCCCACTCTTTGTTCTTGATCATTGCTGTTTTCTGATTTTCCAATTTCACAAGATCGTTAAGTTGTGTCTTTACTTCGGGTGCCTCGAAAGTTTTTTGGTCCAGTTTAATCACTGGTTGATCCACAGGAATATTTTGCTCTCCTGTGAAAACATTTTGGTGATTGCTCTGCGTCTCTACATATTTTTTGTTTGCTTTGATGTCCGAGTTTGTCGCACTGCCATCAGTGTAATATGACTTGCTCCAATCTTTCTTTTCCGTTTTCTCGCCATAGCCTAATTCTTCCAGTGTGGTCAGTTCTGTCTCATTGCCTGTGATGTAATTGTATGCATCAGCGGCAGTGTCTTTGAGTTCACCACTTTTAATATATGCGTAGGCGGCCGCCAGTGAAGTGAAAGCAAATGCGCCTACATAATAGACTGGTACTGCAACTATGGGTGCCATGTTATGCTCCTAGGCCTGCGTCAATGTCATCCTGTCTTGGTATTCTTATGATGGTGCCCTCTACAAAGTCGTTAACAGGATCTTTGAGTGTGTCTGGATTTCTCTCAGTGAACACCCACCATAGTTTGGCGTTGCCGTATAAATCGTGTGCTAGAAGGTCTGGTCTTAGACTGTAAAATCTATCGATCTTGTATTCTATGTCGTCATTGTTGAAATCAAATGAGCGTGGTTGGTATATGCCCAAGTATCCACTGCCTTGTGGTGTGCGGGCATAGGGTGATGTTGATGCGTACTTGGCCATTAAATAAATCCATCCTTGGCCAATGTGCCGTTTGCAAAATCTTTCAAGTTGAACTTTTCTTTTATTTTCTTGCGTGAATAAACTGGTTGTACCAATACTGTGAAAACTGAATCTGTCGGTACCCTGGTTACCACGCCTCCACTGTTTGCACCAACAGGAGTCCTGTTGTTTGCTTGTTCTATTCCTGGTTGTCTGCTGGATCCTGATGATTTGGTTCGTTGTTGAGTGTTTGCATTGGTTTTAGGTCCACCTCCACTCTGTGACGTGACAGAGATGTAATCAACCGATTCTCTCAATTCAATGGTAACTTGTTCAATAATCACAGGCACATCTTTGAATATGTGTTCTCCATAACCATTCAGTCTCAATATCTGTGGTGGATTACCTTGCGATTCTCCCGGACCGTAAAACATTTTTGATACGGAACGTAAAAAATGTAGAGCCGCTATCCAATAAGCACCATCCCTTGAATTCTGCACAGGCATATTACCTATAATACTCATTGCATCAACTCTGCTGTTGTTGTATGCGTAGTATGGATAATTTGCGTGGGTCACTTCTTGTGGCACATAGGTTGCACTCTGTTGTAGAATTATAGTTGGTGTCACAGGAAAACACAAACCATTTGTTGCCGCCAATGGTGCCATGATCGGAGATTCTTTGTAGAATCCATTTGCCGCTGGTGGCAGACTAAGTTTGACACGCCAGTCACTTTCGCCTGCGGCATCGCCACTGATTATTTGTGGTTGGGTTGGTGTCCTACCTGTTTTGCCCATTATTCCGCCCAAAGGTAGATTAGCAAGATTTAATCTTGCTGAACTCTTGTTGCCCATTGAGAATCCAGTGCCTGTTGCGGCCTTGAACCCTCCTAGTGCCTGACCTAAATCGGAACTGAACTTCCCGCCCTCATGGGCAAAGTGTTCTTTCATTCCTGCATTTTTTAATTCTGCCATAACAGTGTATTTATTGCAATCAAAATGTGCGTATATTATTGATTTTTTGGTTGCAGAATTGTTGCAGATACCATACACTTAATACTATAAATATAGAAAGATACACTTATGCCAGTCAACTATCTCAACAATAAAGACATACTAAAGCAGATACACAAGAGCAAAAACTCGTATTGTTCATTTGTACGAGAAGGATATGACAAATATGATATCATTGTGCCTTCTTTAGACAAGATCAACATAAGGACAGTGGCTCAAGCAAAACGTAACAAGGCATCCAAGATGCAAAAAGAAGCATACGAAGCCGCTAAACTAATAAACAAAAAAGTAAAACAAGCAGAATTTGAAGTCAAATGGCAAAAAATTATCAAAACTGATTTAGTATTCCGTGTGATGACATATGATCACATACCACTAGAGCCTGGACGTAAAAGAAAACCAAAGACAGAAGCAGATCACAGAGTTAAGGTAAACTTTCCCCCGTTCCAACATTATAAATTTGACGCATCTGCAAAAATTAAATGCGTAGGCAAGTCGCATTGGGTAGGATCTATGAGCAACGGAAAATTTGTTGTGCCGTTAGAGCATCCAAAAGGTAAAATGACAACTGAATTGGCAAGGATGTTTTTAAAATTGTGCAAACGATATGCCACAAGAGCAAACTGGCGCGGATACACAGCAAATGACGAGATGCAATCACAGGCATTGCTACAACTAAGTCAAATTGGTTTACAATTCGACGAGTCAAAGTCAGACAATCCATTTGCATATTACACAGCGGCAATAACCAACTCGTTCACAAGGATCTTAAACATTGAAAAGAAAAATCAAAACATCAGAGATGACTTGTTAGAACTTGCACAGATGAAACCATCGTCAACTAGACAAAATCAAGACTTAACCAACACACCATACACACCAAAAAAGTAGATTGACTTTTTGATTGGTTCTACCTTATACTTGTATTAAGGAAAGCGACACATTGACACAATTATTTAAAAAGGCGGCTTGTTTTACTGACATTCACTTCGGTAATAAAAGTAATTCAAAGCAGTTCAATCAAGATGCAAACAGATTTGTTGATTGGTTTATTGGCCAAGCCAAGGAACACGATTGCGAAACTTGTATATTTTTAGGTGATTGGCATCATCAACGTGCGGCCATCAATGTAGACACCCTTTCCTATTCATTGGACAACTTGGAAAAGTTGTCTAAGAATTTCGACTCAACTTATTTCTTGCTAGGCAATCACGATTTGTACTATAAAGAAACTAGGGAAGTCAGTTCCATGGCGTTCGCAAGAAACATTGAACGTATAAAAATTATATCACAACCGACAGTCATCAATAATGTCGCATTTATCCCCTGGCTGGTTGGCGAAGAATGGAAAACTATTCGCGATATGAATACCGACTATACGTTCGGGCACTTCGAACTGCCCAACTTTTTGATGAACGCCATGGTAAGAATGCCAGACACAGCAGAAATACAACGAGACGATTTTGCAAACCAAGGACAAGTTTTCACAGGACACTTTCACAAAAGACAAATTGCAGGCAACATACACTACTTAGGATCGCCTTTTGCTCACAACTATGCAGATGCTGATGACTTTGATCGTGGTATGATGGTGCTAGAATATGGCAACGATCCCAAATACATCAACTGGACAGATGGGCCTACATATAAAGTAGTAAAATTTTCGGAACTAATCAACAACACAGATGCTGTGCTTAAACCACAGATGCATGTGAGAGTCATGCTGGACGTCGAAGTAACATACGAAGAACTAAACTTTGTTAAGGAAGAATTTATAAAAAAATATGATCTGCGTGAATTATCAATCATGCAAGATCCCAAGGCACTCACAGAAGATACCAACGAAGGTGTTGAGGTACAGTTTGAATCGGTTGATAACATTGTGTTGAACCAATTGGCAACCATCGAATCCGATTCATTTGACAAAGAACTATTAAGGAAACTATACCAGGATCTATGATCAACGTAAAAGCAGTCACAGTAAAAAACTTCATGAGTGTGGGCAACCAGACTCAAGCAGTGCAATTTGACAAAAGTCAACTCACACTGGTGCTAGGACAAAACTTAGACCTAGGTGGTGATGACGTTGGTGCGAGAAACGGTACAGGCAAAACAACCATCGTGAATGCACTGTCATATGCCATGTATGGTGAAGCACTGACTAAGATCAGGAAAGACAATCTCATAAACAAAACCAACAACAAAAATATGTTGGTCACAGTCGAGTTTGAGAAAGATGGCACGCCATACAAAATTGAGCGTGGACGTAAACCAAACATCTTAAAATATTATGTGAACGACGAAGAGCAAGAAATAACAGACGAAGCACAGGGAGATTCCAGACTCACACAGGAAGATATCACAAAGTTGGTAGGCATGTCTCCTACTATGTTCAAACACATACTGGCACTGAACACATACACCGAACCATTCCTTGCAATGAAACCAAACGATCAACGTGAAGTAATCGAACAACTGCTTGGAA